GGGGGGGGGTGCCCCCTCTCAGGGATCTAAATGCTGCAAAGATCTAACACGCAATTATCTCATTTGTACAGATACCTTATAGGTAAATTACAAAAGGCAGCCTTTTAGACTGCCTTCCTGAGTTATGGTATTGGGTTCACTCTTACGGAAAACGTATCCTTACCGTTGTACATTCCTCCTGCCATATCGAACATATCTTCGAAATGAGATTGTACGTCTTTCTCACGTACTATGCGATGCCTAATCTCTACTCCGTTCTTGTAGATGGATATTCTTACTTTGTCTTTTTTCATCTCTTTACTCTCTTATTTAGGAATTGATACATTTTAACTAATCTCTTCTCATCTACGAACCTGAACTTTGTGGTTCCAAACATAGATATAAAGTGATTCTTGTTGTGGTAGTCCTTATACAGGCTCTCTACTATCTCAGGTGTTATTTCCATGGTTATTGGTTTGTGGGAAGATGTTGTTAGCATCTCCCCCGATTTTTTAATTGTTAGCCTTAAATCCTTTCATGTCTGTTACGAAAGTTCCATCAGGGAACACCGTATACCAATCCTGATTGTAAGATGGTTTGTGGGTACACGTTATTAGAACTTCCGCATTAGTCTCTTTAGAGATTTCTCTTGCTCTCTTACGAGCCTTTCTAAGGTCGTAGAACTCATAAATCTCTCTGCCTATCTCAAATGTGTATACTTTCATGGTTATTAGTTTATGTGGTGAATGTCAAATTTATCCAATCTAATCTCAGTGATAGAATATAGCTTTGGGTTTATAACCTTTACGTCATGTTCGATACCTGCTAATTTCTGCTTCATAGATTCACCCTTGGAAGATGGCAATAGGGTAGCTATCTCCTTGTAATCTATTTCTACGCCATTCACATAGTACTTAGTTTCGATAGTACTGTTCTTTGAGAACGTGAACTGTGCATAGTAGTTACCCGTAGGTGGGTAGTATCTGACTATGTCACTAATGCGTACTGCTCCTTTCCATAGTGGTGCTGACTGCCATGTGGCAAAGTCTAACCCTTCCTTCTTCATGGTAGTCTCTATCGCTTTCAGGTAGCTTCTGTTGGCACAGAAGATATAATTTGCTACCTTGGTTAATTTACCTCCTAAGATAGCTTCTGCCTTCTTAGTGAGTTTAACTTCAGTCTTCAGGGTAACACCTGTAAACGGCATCCCCTGAATGCTTGTAAGATAATCTTTAAGTTGGTCATGGTTCATAGTGATGACCTTTCTTTCGATGATGGTAGTGGTAGTATTCATACGGTTGTTTTGATTTTAATTCTCTGCAAATATCTATACTATTCTATTCAAATGCAAATGTACTTATGTTAAGATTATGTTAATGTTTCTGACCCTCCCCGAAGGGGGGGGGTAGGGGAGGGGGGGGGTATCTCAGGGATCTAAGTACCCAAAGATCAAACACGCAATTATCTCATTTGTACAGATACCTTATAGGTAAATAAAAAATGGGAGACTAAGAGCCTCCCATCAAACTAAACCACTAAGTAATCAATCATATCTTTGGGGGATGATGAGTTCACCAATCCCCCCTACGTAACTATATATAGACTATAACAGTATCTCTGCCTCTTCAAACAACCTTCTGTTGATTGTCTGTAACTTGGTCATATCCTGTAGCTTCTTAGCCTTACGAAATCTGATTCCATCTTCAGTACTTCTGTGGCTAAGGAATCCTCCCTCTACTACCTTCTCCTGAACTACATTTAATACAGTCCATAAGTTGATACCTTCATCCTCTCTTCTCTTAGTCCATAGCATGGAATCTAAAGTGAGGGATTCTACACTACCTATGTAATCTGCAACACCCTCTTCAGGTATGTTATTTCTGATGGCTAATGCCTTTGCTGCGAATGTCCTTGCCTCGGTGATGGTTAGAACCTTTTTCTGCATCTTGTGAATAGGCTCCAAGGAATCAACTATTTTGGACACTAACTTGAACATGGTCTCTCTCAAAGACTCCATGGTATAGTCAGTATGCTTAATCCTGAAGCCATCTGAGAATGACTCATTATTAATTTTTACAGGTACAGACAGTCCGTTCTCACATACTAAGCGGAATAGACCCGCATAGAACCTGAAGGATGACTTACCATCATGGCTATTGATGAATGTTACCTGTGGGTATATTACGTCATCTCTCATTCCCTCCTCTGTAGCTTTCTTAATAACAATAGGTTTGTTAATCCTGAATTCTACTTTGTGTTGCCCGTATGGGTTTGTAGTCTTAGACCTCTTCTGCTTTGCAGCTACAGGTGTCCAACCTAATTTAATCATGTCTTCTATTACTTGCATAGAAGAGATGAATGTGTATCTCTTGGATACTGTAGATACGGCTCCCGCACTTTTGATAGCAGGTGCCAATGAAATTAGATTTTGTAAGCTTAGTTCGTTAATCATAACAATGTTTTTTTTTTGGTTGATTGTTGATGCAAATCTACAACATTAGTTTGCACAATTGCAAGTACCCATATGTTAAAATTTTGTTAATGTATTTTCCCACCTTCGGGGAGGTGGTGGATGGGGTAGGGGAGGGGAGGATCCACTCCGAAAGTGTGCAAAGATCAAACACGCAATTATCTCATTTCATCAAGTACCTTATAGGTAAATCAAAAATGGAGGATCATAAAGACCCTCCATCAACACAATGACAACGAAAAAGCAAAGCACACACTTAAACCACAAAAACATGTATATCGTAAAAGTCTAAACAATCTTTATCATTTATACTCCTCTTATTCTTTTCATATAGATCCCTCCCTATGATGTTAAGGAAGTATGCCTGATCATTTAAATACTCTAAATATTTTATACCATCAACCTTGGAAGATAATTTAAAAATAGAATCAGATTCATGATCATCCCTATATTTTAAATTATCATTTTTAATTATACTTTTTAAAATATTAAAATCATTTTCATTTTTAATTTTATATTTTATTTCAAAGTAATTGTATTTTAAATTAACAGACTTGTTGTCAGTAAAGGGTTTCATCATTTAAAATTTAAAATTTAAAAATAGATTTCCTGTGAAAAAAAAGGGAGGGCGGGATGAAAATAGGGCAGATACACTCATTTTTTTCCATTGACATCCCCCTCCCTTAACACACACTTACAAGCATCAACCAAATAAACCTAAAAGTTATCCACATAGTTATCCACATAGTTATCCACATAATGTTAATAACATAACAAATACGTTAGTTATCAATTGTTTTGAGTTAATCTCCTCCCTCCTCACTACCCTCAGTATCTTAGACTCATACAATTTATTTGACACCACGATTAGTTTAATACACACTTTACTCTTTATACTCTTCATATAACTGTATAGTTAATTTTCCAATAAGCCCCCTCCCTTTGGTGGGGAGGGTGCTATACGATCTTAGTTTGTTTATTTCTTTATGTAGCAGATAGGGAATCCGTTCTGTGTTCTATGTGGATACTCTATTACGTTATTCTCTATAAGTACCTGTAGTATCCCTTCATTCTCTGAGTAGTCTTTTATAGCTACCTCTCCCTCCTGAAGATTCTCTATATACACTGTTGCCTTTGCTATAGGTGTATTGTCTTCTACATCTCTTAGTAGTATAGATTGTTTAGTACTGTCTGCTACATAGGTACTCATCTCTACCTTACAGCTGAATGATTTGAATTGGATTGGGTTCATCTCCGCAACTTTTTTTTGGTTTTTAATATAACTTGTTTCGTATCTTCTTTACCATATCGGAAAGTACTACATACAATATAGCAATTAATCCTAATACTATGAATATTCCGAATCTTATTAAGAGTGGTGATAGTACCCACCACCATGACCAATCAATGGTATCAGTTAGTTTAAGTACTACAAATACTATGGTTAATACTATGATATAGTCTAACCCTTTTCCTGCATCTTTGTCCATATTTTGTTTTGTGATCAGTGATTATTTATAACAACAGCAAATATAATACAGTTTATTTAAAAAAACAAGTTTTTTAAAAAAAAAATATAAAATTATTTACTACGCCTTACCATAGACTCTTTACTCCTGAAGTCTCTATCCCTCCCCTTGTTTGGTTTGAATCCAAAGGATCTATAGAACTTGTTTAGTTTATTCACATTACCTCCATAGGCTGCATCAGGTGTTACGAATAAGTCTTTATTATTCGTTTCACTATACTTTATTAACTCACTCATTACTACACTTCCTATACCTCTATTCCTATGTTCTTTAGGTACCACTATCTTCTTCAGTTCTATGTAGTCTTCATACTCATCTACTTCTACATCTATATTATATTTTTGAGAGAGGCTGCTCCCCAAGTTTTCTGTGATGAAGTTCTTTAGAATGTTTACTAAAGAAGTATTCTCAGATATACTGTTTTGTTTCATACTAATACTTTTTTAAATATTTTTTTATATACTCTTCATCAGAATACTTATTTAAGTTTTTCATTTTGAAAAGTTCTAATTTTAATGTAGAATCATCTTCTAACTCATCTATATAATTTACAGCCTTATCATAATCGGAAGCTAAAACATTCACTAAGTTTTTAGGATATTTAGATGCATATGTAAAGTTATAATGTAATTTCATAAGATACATTAACCATTCATCTAAACTGTTCCTACCCTCCGTTAAATCATATTCTTTACATAATTCAAAGAACTTATCTTCTATATTAAGTTCAAATGATTTTATCAAGGCAACTAAAATTATAAATGTATCTAAACTTTCAATGTTTATTATAAATTTAGGATTAATTTTATAATTATACCTCGCTGCGAAAAGTAAAAGTCTTGAAGTAGTTCTTGGATCGATTTCTAAAGCATTACTAATATTGTAACTACCATCAGAATACACATCTTTATATGATGATAACTTTGGATTTATCACTTTCTTAGATATATCTCTCAGAGCTCTCCGAGAGAATATGAGTGCATCAGGTCTAAGCAAAACTTCATTAGCTGTAAAGTCTCTACTTGTAAGATACGATTCTATAGAACTAACTATTTCCATTCTATCATCATAGGAATTATCAATCCAAAAATCTCTAACTTCTTTATAAGCATCTCCGTAATCTTTAGATATATACACATAATCCTTATCTCTTACAACCTCATACTTATACTCTATTTTATTATCATATAGTTGTAATGCTAATCTCGCAGCACCTCCTTTAGCATATATACCTTTAAACTTATATATGGGATCTTTAAGTTCAGAATCTAAATTTTTATTCTGTTTTCTTAATCTATCGACTACATCCTTTCCAAGACTAACAATCTTACTGTATTGATTATCTTCAGATACTACAAAAGTATCTGAAAGTTTACTAATACTATTTGCCATCTCAGATAGTGATACTTTTTTAGAGGTACTGTTTTGTTTCATATTATTTAATTTACTATTCTTACTACTTTCATACGTTGTGCAAGAACCCAAGTACCTCCCTGACTTTCAGGTCTATTATACAATTCATAATCCTCTACATCTACTTCTATCCAAACTCTATTCTTCTTGGATAGGTGAGGTGCTTCCATAACTAATGTACAGTGCCATCCCTTCCTCTCCTTGAATCCTTTTGTTTTATGATTCTCTGCTTCTAACCATATACCTTTAGGTAGTCTTAGTTTCTTGTTTATAAATAGTGGAGATATGCTATTATCTTTTAGCCTTCTTACTAACTTATATGCTTTCATTTGCTCCGCTTCCCAAAATTTTTATCTAAAATTTCAGTTTTTAGATCCTCGTAATAAGTTATGATTCCATAATTACCATAGATTTCTAATAATGATAGAATCTCATCAATAGCTATAACAGCACATTCTTTAGCAGCTGAAAAATCTATCGTGTTTCCAAATATACAGGGATTGCCATCATCTAAACAACCTATGGTGGTTACTTGCACATCTGTAAATTTATTAACAAATTCTTCAGCACGTTCTTTTATCATAACTTTAGTTTTTAATTGATTAATTCTAATTGACTTTCGTTAAAGATATGTAACAATCCGTAGTTGTCCATCTCAGCCACAACTCTAATATCACCTTTAGTAGTTTCAAATACTGAAATGATAGTGCATGGAAATGCATAACCTTTAGGTTTAAATGCCTTATCTCCAACTTTAAACTTACTCTCCATAGTTATTATTTTTGTTTGTTTATAAAAATATCATAAGATTCCCAACTAACTTTACCATCATCGTCTCTCAATCCTACTAAGCATCTGCCATCTACATCTTTGGCTAATGCAACAAATCCAAATCCCTCACATATCATAGACTTATAGTATCCAATAGATAAGGTGTCGAACTCTTCTAAAATATCGAAGTCTCCCTCGAAACCCATATTATTCATCTCACAATATTGTTTGCTAAACTCTGCCATTTTATAATATTAAAATAAAGTTAATACTTTCTGCTTTCGTAAGTCACTTACAGGAGAGAGTAGATGATCATAACCTTCTACATACTCACCAATGTATTCGTAACAATAAGATGGTCTCACTTTAGTAGTCCACATATTTTCACCTAATTCTTTTTTGCAACCTCTTAATACTTTTCTATTCTTAGAAGTAGGTTTCCATTTAGGACTGCTACTTCTATACTCACCGAGTGCAGGATTTATAGTCTTAGTGTAAACCCTCCCCTTGATGATGGAAGATATAAACTCAGAAACTTTACTTCCTATACCCATCCCCTGATAATCAGGGAGTACTACAGTTCTACTCAATCTATATGAATTCTGTACAGTTCCACTCGGTAGAGGGGATACTACAACTATAGCTACAGGTTTATCATCCCATTCAAATAGAAAGAAACTACAGCTCTTATTAACATTCTCTGTTAAATAATGATGCTTTTTGAAGAAGTTCCAAGCTTCAGACTCGACCCTACTAACTTGTAATTCAATTTTTGGTCTGCCTTGCCGATGATAGTCGCACCTTTCGAGTGCGCCCTCCTTTTGTGGTGAACAGATCCAATCAGGCATAATCCAATCAACTATATCGTAATGACAAGATGCAAGTATTATCCTCTTATTGTTTTTTCTTATATACTTCTGTAATGCAAAACTCATTGCTTTAGCTACGTCTCTATCTACTACAGATGTATACTCATCTATTAGTATTGTATCTCCATCATTTGAAGATGATACTAAGTATGCTAAGACAGCTCTGTATTGTTCTCCATTAGATAATAATCTGAAAGGTCTAAGCCATGTTGGTACAGATGATAATCCCATAGATGTTAGTAGAAAAGTTGCATCTTTAGGTTCTAACCAATCAAAATTACTTATTAATGGTTTATCAGGATGGAAATTTACTGTTTTGACTTCTCCCAAACTTTTTAATATGGTAGTTTTTCCACTGCCACTGTTACCTACTATTACTCCTATGTTCCAATCAAAACTATCTAAATTATTTAAATTGAACGGAATATCAACAGAAGTTTCTTCTTTATTTTGTATATCAAATGATTCATATATGTATTGTGTATACTTATCATTTAATATCTTACTTGTTAGTTTTATGTTAGACATGATAGTGTATTTTAGTGCGAATCTTCTACATTATGTTTCTCACTGAAGATAAGATATTCAGGATTTATCATCTTCGCTACTCTATCTCTTGATCCGCTTATACATTTAACAACAATACCTTCATGAGGAATCTTCTTACCCTTCGGAAGATTTTCAATATAATTGTTTAAGATAAATGTCTTACATATGTCTTCTAAATATAAACCCTCATACAATACTTCAACAGTTGGTAAATCTACTTCATTACAGAATTCAGATACGAAATCTGATCCTACATAATTATTTCCAATCATAATATCAAACACAGCGAATCTTACATCATTCAGTCCATAGTCATAACCTTTTTGGATACCCATTCCGTAGATCTCCCCATATATAGTAATGCCATCCCCAAATGTATCTTCTACTGAAAGATACTTAAAGCTATTAATATAGTTAATGAGTTTATTCTTAACATCATATTTATTAGCTATATCATACCAAACATTGGTATCGTAAAATCCCTGAGAGTCAGATCCCTTTTCTACATTGTGAGATCCTACTACAAATTCATATCCTGCTAATTTAAATCCAAAGAATTTCTTAATTCTATCTAAGATGCTTAACTTATATTTTCTAACAACTCCGAACCTTGCATTTGTTCCATGAATTTTTCTCGTTATTTGAACTAAGCTATCCTCATCAAACATGTTTGGAACATTTTTGAAATTTGGAAATTTGTAATATATTTTAAAGTTTGGATTTACATCGTATTTAAAAGTCTTTCCATTAGATAATCTAATCATCTTAGCAGGTGGCTCATACTTCTGTATGTTTAGTATATCCATACAATCATCCCCATCTTTTAAATTGTGATCAGATACAAAATTTATAGGAATTATTAAACATTCAGAATATACACCTTTGAGTTTTACAGTCCTTACTCTATTTCCGTTTCTTAGATAGTTCTGTATTCCTAATTCAGTTGCTAATTCTGTAGGAATTACTGCATCTGTAGTGGCACATACTACTAAATCTCCTACTGTATGTAATCCTTTTTTAGTAACACAACTCCACCCTTGAATCATAACTTGCTCAATGTTGTCGGCTCCCTCTATTTTTTTAATCTCAGTAACTTTTGAGATATAACAAACACTATTAATGTTTTTCATAATTAAAACTTTTTTGTGGTTAAAAATTTATTGTTCTGCAAAGATATCTAATTTTTTCTTATTGTGGTAATAATTCCTACTATATTCTTTAAGTTTTTCTTTATTCTCTTGATAATACTGCTTCTGCTTGTTTCCTATCTCAACTTTTTGCTTAATAGGTAACTTATGATATCTTTCTAAAGACTTACGACTACGTTCAACTCTTTGATCTTCTGTTAGATTTTGATACCAACGTTTTAAATATTCTTGTCTGCTAATAGTTTCCATATTAGTAAGCTTCTAAATGTGGGTTAATCAAATTTTCTAATTTGGTTAATTCATCATTTATCTCTTGAGTGAAATATCCGTAAACTCTCAGTGTACCATACTTTATTTTTATGTCAGTTATTAATAATCCTCCTGTAAGATATCTAAGAGCAGACGACAAGTGCATGTCTCTACATCTTACTATTGAATTATCATTAGCAAATAAATGGAGAAGATTCAACACAAATGCAGGACACCACCATGGTTTAGCTTTCTTTGCGACAAACTTTATAAAGTCTTCTAAGTATCCATGTAAATCAGTACCTTCTGTAAATATATTCCAAGAAATACCTAAGTAGTGATACTTTTCTTCTCTGTGGTTGGAGAAACATAATAGGATATCTTTGAAAGCTACGGGAGGAAACCTGTACCGTTGGCTCTTGCTTGACATCGAACCATACTTCTTTTCCAATTGGTATAATCCTATTTTATAAGATATGTATGATTTAATGTAATGGAACAGTATTATTGCAGGGATATACCCAATTACAGTAATTAATAAAATAATTAAAATGTACATAACAGTGAATTTAGGTTTGTGAATTTCTAAAAATTATCATTACACCATATAGGTGTTTGCTCTCCAACATAAGCTCCACTAACATTATAGTAGAAATGTTCTATAGCATCTTCTTCAGTCATATCTCTCATTAAGATTAATATGCATTTAGAAACTGAATAGATAAGTCTCATTGATGATTCATCTACTCCAATTATGGCTTCATCAAAACCATCTGCTTTTAAGAATGAATCTTCAGAATAGTTTTCTAAAATATTATATATCATAAAATTTTTTGTTTACAAGTTCAACTAATATATCTCCATGACATGCGTAAGGTTTACACCAACATCCTAATGTTTTACCTTTCAAGTTATCTAAATGATCTAAAAGATATTTCCCCTCCCCATTAGTAATCCACTCTCTATAAGCTTCTACAGCTTCTTCTCTCGTATCTACTACATACTTAGCAAGTGTTTTCCCATCTTTTATGTGAGTGAAGGGATTACCCCATTTACTCGGTCTTCCGATGTACACATCGTATATTTCTTTTTTACAATGTACTACTTTAAGTTCAGATTTTAATATCATTGCTTATCTATATTTCGTACTGCCTTTATAATATTATCCACTTGCTCTAAAGTGCTATATCTAATAGGCTTCTCACAATCTAAAAAAGAAACAGACCATTCTCCATCAACAACTTCATCGCTACACTCATTTGTTATCAATGTAACGCAGTCTACAATATCACAAACATAATAATGAGCATTATCATCGGTAAATTCTTTTTCAAATCCCAATGCTTCAAAATCTTGTTCTTTCATAATTTTTTATTTAGTTTATTGTTTGAACTGATAATTTACCATCTTCTAATATGATATACTCTTTACTGCTTTGTAGAGTGTCTACATAGTAGTATCTACCTCCCGTAGTTGCTCCTGTTACATCTATATTCTTATGCTGTGTGTGACCAACTATTTGTATATACTGATTTTTTAGAGAATGTTTATTTACCCTCTGCAAAGATTTTGGTCTAATCCAAATAGGAGAAGATTCCTCGCTATCTCCGTAAGGATCATAGCCTGTAAATCTGAATGAATGTGGTTTATATTTCCAAATATCATTTACAATAACATCTACATTATCATAATCTGTTAATACTTTATTATGTATTTTATTATAGAAATGAGATAACCATGTTATACTGACTCCTGCATGACTCATTAGATACTCATCAATTCTATAACACATTGATAAATGATTTATATTATCCATAAGTACATTCTGAATAGCAAAGTGATTACTTGACTGATGACCTGAATAATACTCTTGAGTGAAAGACATATAATGAAAGTCATGATTTCCTATTAACAGGATAACATCCTTACCACTTGATTTCTTAAACTCTAAGATATCTAAAAAGTTGGTAAGCTGATTCTCAAACTTTATATCAAATGAATCAAAATAATCTCCAACAAAAACTACTCTGTCAGGATTTGATTGATTTACTATATCTTTCCATAAACTAAGACCATGAATGTCTCCTATTACAACTGTCTTTACCATTCTCTTCTTATTAATACTGAGTCAAATTTCAGTGATTTGTAAATTGACTTTACCAAATTATCAAAATACTGACTATTGTTATGTCGTATCTGTATCTTAATATTGTACAAACTATCTTCTCTGTTAAAGTCCTCTTCCCCAAATTTTTTTAACATATATTTTATAATTTTTTTATTTGTGAACACTTATTTTCTATATATTCCCACAATGATTTCACATCGTAACACATTGGATTTTTGTTCTCATCCCATGCTCTAATTCCCTTACTTCCAAAATCACATTCATAGCAAAAAAATTCAATCCAATCACATCCTTCTGCTCCATAAATAGTTCTAAATAAATCAAAGATTATATTAGAATATCTTGATATAAATTCATGCAAATCTATTCCATGTTTATGAATACTATGTTCAGTTTCAGAAATATATTTTAATTGTAAAATAATGTTTTCAAATTTTTCGTAATCCATTTTTTAGTTATTTATAGGTGCTTTAATAGTTGGATGTGAAATATAATTTCGTAGTTGAATATCTTCATCTAATAAACATTCACAAAAACTAATATCTTTAAATGAATTAAATACTGCCTCTGCATCAATATCGCCAACTCCACACTCTCCTGAAAATGTTTGCCAAAACTCAGTGTTTATGGTAAGTGTAGGCAACTCATAAGGTGTTCTATGAGCTTGTTCTTCAGCTTGTTTAATGTGATTCACATATAAATGAGTATCTCCTAAATTACCAATTAACTCATCAGGCATCATATTTACAGATTTAGCTATTAATTCTAACAATAAAGCATAGGAAGCAATGTTAAACGGTAATCCTAAGAAGGTATCAACAGAACGTTGATTCCACATTAAAGATATTGCTCTCTTAGGTACAGGATATAATTCATCAATCTCTAAATGATCAACTCTAACAAAATCCGATGGCTCAAAGGTTCTGTATTTTTTAGATGCTAATCGTAGTCTTTCTTCAATACTCAGTTCTCTTGTATATACTTGAAAACCATAATGACATGGTGGTAAAACCATTCTATCCAAATCACTTACATTCCATGCATTAACCATCAATCTTCTGCTGTCAGGATTATCTTTAATATCTTTGATTAGGTTTTGAATTTGGTCTATAAGTTCTATATTTTCAATCTTAAATGGAGGTATTAAGTTTTCATCCCAAACCTCGTCAACTTTTTTCCATCTTCTCCACTGAGCTCCATATATTCTACCTAAGTCTCCCCATTCTTCAGCAAATCCATTGTCGGTTTTGATTTTATTAATAAATTCATCCTGAGTGAGGATATCTATTCCCTGATTAATTTGGAAATTGTGTCTTAACTTATATGCTTTATAAGCATCTCCATTCCAAATGTTACAATTATAGTTTAATAGAAATTTGATATTAGTATCACCTCTGAGGAACCAAAGTAATTCTATAATAATTGATTTCCATGCCATTTTCTTAGTAGTCAATAGCGGAAACCCATCACTCATCTTATGACGTATTTGTCTACCAAACACAGATAAAGTACCCACTCCTGTTCTATCTTTCTTAACTTGTCCTGAAGATATTATATCAAGAAGCAAGTTATTATACTGTTCATCTATTGTCAAATGTTTACTATTCATAATATAGTGATATGTTTTAGTACTTAATAATATTAATGAGATTCGTTATGTTTTGGGAAATGTTTACCTTTTATATCCCAAAATTCTGCCATAAGAGATGCCCTAAACTTATAATCAGAATCAGTGTGGTATCCATTTTCATAGATACATCTACATATAGATTCATACACTCTCATCTTAGATAGTTTATAGTTAGGTTTCTTACATCTCCTATATCTATTAGAATTAAGTACATCTGCCCAAATTTTTATACCTTCTTCAGTATCGTCAGATGAAAAGAATTTAGCGTTAATATACCTATTCCTACCTCGTATAACCTCTCTTGTCCTAAACGTGACGAAACTATGTCCTTTTAAAGACTTTATTCCCCCTGCATTAGAATGAACTCTCCAAAGATCTGTCTCTATTCCTTTGTTAGTTGCCTCAATAATAAAAAAAGAGTAGATCATAGATACGGGAAAATCAGTCATAAGATGAACATTCATAAGCATGGATTCATATTTGTAAGCTACCCATACTCGTCTCATCTTATATAGATCTACTTTATCTAAATTTCTGAATCCTTTATTTTGTAAAAATTTTCTAAATTCAGAAACATTAAGCTTACGTATTTCATATCCATAAGATCTTGAACTGTAAGCGTATTCATCTATTTCAGGGATTTTTATTTTTTTAGATACGTCAATCACTTTGTCAATATACACAGTTTCTATCTCAGTGTTAGTAACAACTGATAGTTTTGTATATGGACTTTCAGGTGGTGAGTATATCAATCCTAAAAAGAAAGCTGTAGATAACGATACAGCTGCTATTTCAGTTAAATATTTTTTTTCAGGAACTAAAGTCTGAATTGGTTCTTTCTTCATTATTTGTAACTTTGTTAAATTTGAAAATAGTATGTTATCAATATATAACACTATCTATTAAGAAGTACAAAAACATACTACAAGTTAGTAGCGAGTATATTGCAGCATCAAGAGCTATTCTTTGAGTAAACATATCTTTATAATGTATAGACATATTGTAATCTCTTACATTTAGCGTAGATCTCCAAAACGTAAGGACAAACAAAATGGAAAATATAACTGAATCTAACATGGTGACTATTTATTTGAAGTTTTCTGTTACTTATCTTTTACAAAAAGACCATTAATGGTTTTCCCTGTTCTCTTAGAGATTTTATTGTAAGCCTCGTTCAAACATTCTTCAGGAGATAGTCCTACTTGTCTCGCTAATATAATCAGAGTAACGAAACCATCCCCGATCTCATCTCGTATTTTATCTATATTCTGAGATTGTATTGCATCTACTATTTCCAATACCTCTTCCCTTACTTTTTTAATTTGATTGAATTCATTTCCTTTTACAATCAAATTTTTCTGCTGTGCCCATTCAAATACAAGTTGGGCTGACTCATCAAATGTTGGTATCATAACCTTATTGTTTTAGTTTATTTTAAAAAATTTGTAAGAATCTCTAACTTATCTAAAGTTCTCTTAGCTTTAGCAGCATTTTCATATATTTCGATAGAAACGTAGTACTCAAGTGCTTTGTTTAAAAACTTATTGTAATTATTGAAATTTATAGATAATGGATATGGGAGACCCAATATCTCAGCATAGCAAAAAACAATATCTATATTTGTATAATCTCCAAAATTTTTAACAAAGTCTCTGTTTAACATAGAAGACTTGATAAAATGAATTCTGCCTTTATCTACTGCTGATTCATCATTATCGTATATAGCTTTTATAAAAAGCTTTTCTTCATCATCATCAAATTCTATAAAGTTTGAAAAATCTGCATTGGTTATTTCTTTCAAGTCAGAGATACAACTTATCATAGAATCGTAATATTTTAGATAAGCTTCATCATCTAATTTTCTATCAAGTATCATTTTGTCAATCTGTATATCTACAAAATGTAAACAATTATCTACGAACTCTACTTGATCTTGAAATAGATCAAAAGAAGTTACATTATCTATATCTGTAACTTTAGAAATGAATGTAGGTAACTTCTCCATAATCATTTTCTACGTTTAGGTATTGATATATTGAAATTACTATTCATATACTTTGTCCTTAACAGAATACTATTATTAGTTCCTGTTCTGTTTGACGTTGTATTCAGAATTACCTTATTATTCAACATTGGTAATCTAAATGAATTGGTATATCCGTACTGTATGGATCCGCATGAGAAACTACTTACACATAACACAATACTAACCCAATAGTAAATTTTCATTTTTCTTAGAACTTTCATTTGTTTCTTTTACTTCTCCCAACATTTCTAATGAGGGATACTGTTTTTTAAGGTGACTAAATAATACTTTTGCTTGATCTAAATTCTCTGCAACTATGTTAGGGCCGAACTCATGCTCTTCATTTGCATTCTTTTTGAATCTTGTCTTATACACCATACATAACGTTTTTGTTACAAAATTATTTCATACTTATCTAACAAATATAATCTATATTTAATAATTATACTTCTTAAACTTGATTTATAATCATCTGATGTGGCATATCCTCCCTTATCTAAAGCATCTATCCAATTAGACCAACTGCTATCATCATTAACATACTTCATATAATGACTTGGGTTATCCTCAGTACCGACCATAAATAAACTGTGATATCTAAAAGAATGCCAAATACTTTTAAATTTTATATATCTACAAGATCTATTAGCACATGTAGAATACAATTTAATTATATCTTTGGATAACGCATAGTTATTCCAATTTAGTATCCTATTAGGAATATCATCTCCGAAATATCTAATACCAAAAGGATTGTTATTCTCAATGACTAATTTAGATCCATTTGGATTGTTAATGTTAAATCCTCCCTCCAATAGAAACTGAGCTATCTTCACCGATGCAGGGAAGTTGTATTTAGTATTCTCATTAATAGCAATATATGCATATTTCTCTATATACTCAGCCTGTACGGAATCTCTTAACTTTGCTAAACTTATAATGGTATCTAAATCATTATGAAGATTGACAGTTCCTACCAAAGTAGAATCTCTTGACTCTATAATTAGTTTTTGGTTCTTTGAGTTCTCTTGCAAGTTTTTAGAATATATGTAAATAGCATTAGTACCCATCCCTAAGATGTATACTAATACTATGAATATTACCCTAATACTATTACGTATCATAAATTATAATTTTATAATCAAATGCAAATATATATTGCTTATATATTAAAAGCAAATATTTTACTAACTTTTTTTGAAAAAACTTTTAATATGACAGAATAAACACTTTTTGGGTTTAGTCTGTGGTTTATTAATAATGATATCAGTTCCTGTAATACTCTTAGATGGATTCACTATACCATATCCTGATTTAACATCTAAATTAGGTTTTTCGATGTCTATAGTTGATTCTGTTATGCTTTTATAGTTTAAATCAATACCTGATTGTTTCATTAATGCTAAACATCCACTTACAAATGGTGCAGCCATGGATGTACCTGATAGAACTGCGTAGGATCCTTGGAGATAGGTACTGAGGATTTCTGCTCCCGGTGCGACTACATCCAATTGTTGACCATACGTAGTAAAATAAGCAACTTTCATACTCTCATCAATAGCTCCTACAGCTATACAACAATCATATGAAGCAGGGTAGAAGTTCTCTTGCATTCCGCTATTACCACTTGCTACAACTACTGATATTCCTTTTGATTGTGCCTTCTTGCAAAGTTTTTCTAAACCACTTACCTCAGATGGTGTACCTAAAGACATATTAATAATATCCATATCATCATCTATTGCTGCTTTTAAAGCATCTATAACACCTTTTATAGTTCCACTCGATCCATCTAATGCTTTATATATATGGATTTCAGCATCGGGAGCTACTCCTAAAATTCCATAATTATTTCCTTGTGCTGCAATTATACCTGCTACATGTGTTCCATGACCTGACGTATCTTCGGCACTGTTAGATTCTGTAAAGTTTTTAAAACTTTGTATCTTTAAATCAGGATGACTTAAATCACATCCTGAATCTATGATTCCAATTTTAACTCCTTTACCTGTAAAACCTTTTTGATGTAGATCTAAGATGTTTAACTTTTGAATTCCCCATCCTATTGTCTGACTAAGAGTCATGATAGGATTCAAATCGTTTACGATGTGTGGAGGTACAATTACATTTTTTGCCATATTAAGTTGTTTTTGTGTCTACCTATAAATATGGTAAAATTATTCAATTGTTTAGTATGTACAAAATAAAAGTGAACTCTCATAGGAGAGTCCACTCAAAAAAAATATGATATTTACTATTTTGTTTTGTAAGGAAATGCTTTATTTAACGCTTCCTTCCTTTTGTTGCATCCGCAGTCTTCAGCACCCATTGCTTTTGCTACGCCTTCTGCTACTTTGTCGATACCTGTAGCTTTTGTTATTTTAGCTATGGTATCTCCTAAACCTTTTGATTTCTGATTCATATGTTAAAATTTTAGATTTTCCATTTTGTTGCATATCCTAACTCAATGAGATGTGCATTAACATCAAGACCTGACTCTAAGTATATAGTTGCTAACGATCTTCCAAAAGAATCTACAGTCTTAGAATGTATATAAAAATTTCCATTAGATTTTTCTACATCCATAATTTCAGTAAGAGCCTGTGTTGATAGTTTACCGAGAACTTTCTCTTCTAAATTTAAAGTTTTAACTTCAGGAGCATCTATATCTATTAGACGTATAGTAGCTTTCTTCCAAACATCAAATCCTAAATCAATAGTACATTCTAAAGTATCACCATCAATAATTCTTAATAACTTGCATTTATAATGATGTAGACAATATTTTGGGTGAATCATTTTATATTATTTTGATAATCTTTTATTCTCTTTTTCTAAATACTCTAATCTAACTTTGTATTCGGCTAATTGAGTTTTAAGTTCAGTTATTTGTTTCTGTAACTCCTCCTTCTCTAACTCTTTCTCAGTCAATTTCTTTTCTAAATTATATACTCGTTCTCTAAGATCTTCTCTGAAGAGTGTATTTTCTTTAGTACTATGCTCGTTTAACTTATAGTTTAATTTTAATCTTGATTCATAAAATTTCCAAGCACCCGCAGATCCTGCCATGGTGATTAGAGTTATTATTACCGTTGTTATATTTTCGCTAATCATTTAATATTTGTGTTTTATCAGTTTCATTAATTTCGAAACCTCCTCCCTACTGCATCTCCAAGTAATCCAAAATAACGCTATTAATTCTGAAACGAATATTAAATGCATTTGGATATTATATATGTTGTTTACTATAGATAGAACAAATATGCTCAATACTACTATAAATGATATATTAGCACTCCACTTCCGTATAGATATAGAATTTATAATATTACCCAAAAACAATCCAAAGGAAGATGCTATGCCAATGTAATAATAATTATCATTTATTTCTATATTAGACATACAAAAAATAGAATAAGATGGATAACATAACTGTGAAATCATTATAAAACTTAATATAATCTCTAATGGTTCACTATCACCATACATTATTATTTCTCTTAATTTTACCATACTATTTAAATTCTTTTGATATTGATTTTTTATAAGAACTCCATATATCTCTGCTCCTGTTCAATTTTTTTATTTTTTCAGGATCTTTTGTTCTTGTTAGGGTTCCATCTAATCTATTAATCATAAATTGAGCTGCTCTAATCTTATGAGCATTGTTATCTAATTTATCGAGTCTTTGTATACTGTTGTTTGATTCTATTGAATCTTTAAAACCTATATCTATACTCTCATCATCAGGAGGATTTCTGTACAAGTCCATTTGCTTAGACGTTAAATCCTCATCCGATTCAACATCATAATCAGTTTTAACCTCGTCAGCTTCGGGAACTTCTAAAAACTGAAATACTCTTTCCATATCAAAGGTCTTACCCAATACATTACCCATATCTTTCCTATTGGAATCAGATAGATTTATAACTAAGCAAGGGCCTATCAATCCATTATTCTGAATAATATCTATCGCAGCTATTGTCACGTCTTCTAAATCAAATGGAAAATACTTATTCTTGTATTGCATTATATATGCAGGTCTCAGATTAGGACTATTGGATAAGGCATCTACCGCACTTTTTTTAACTATCTTTTTTGGTGGATATAAATTTGACATTCTAACATGTCTTCGCTCTCCTCTTGACGTAAAGTAAGGTTCAACCTTCTCTCTCCTGCCTTTTATATTATATTTATTTTTTAAATGTTTTTTAAGAGCTAACCATGAATCTACATGTATTTGACTCCATTCATGAGGGATCGATTTGAAACCTTTAGGCATATTGTCTAATCGGATAGTATCTGTAGGTATTTTACTAATATTCTTTTCGAATACATCGTTATCATTTACATCCTCTTCTATTCTATATTCCATATACTATTAATTACAACTATAAATATAATATTTATTATTTATAACTACTTATTATTTGAATTTTTTTCAGGTTGTAACTGAGTATTCTGAATCTTTGATAATAACTCTTGTTTACTATCTTTAAGAGTTTTCAATATAGACTTATGAAGTGCTATGTTATAGGAAACAAGTCCTAATTGGCTGTATAAATCATCTAAATTATCTTTCATATATTATCAGGTATTATCATTCTTTTGCCAACTACATTGTCAACAGTTAAGTAATAGCAATTATAACAAAGTAATTGCAAGTTATCTAATCTATGATTTGTTCTGTCACCATCCTTCCAATCCATAAGCAATGGTATCTTATAATCTAATATTCGTCTCTCACAAAATCCACATCTATTACACTTCTCTTCTACTATAGATTCTCTAACAAGTCTTTCTTTTAATTTTATAGATGGATAATCAGGACAATATCCTGATATAACTTCTTTCAATCTCTTATAAGCAGTAGGTCTCATAGATCCTTTAGATATTCCTAATCCCTGCATATTTTTATGTAAATCAAATAAACTCTTACCACTATCGCTATCTATATAATATTTAGCATATTTTTTGTAAGTATTATAAGATACTTTTAGAAATGCAGCTGCTGATTTATTAGATTTAGTATTAGCCATGGCATATCGAATCATCTTTTCAGGGATGTCCATACTATGACCTATTCCTCTTTCCATACTATAACATTTTTTAATTTACATTTATCTAATATTTCTGATATCTTAGTTAACTCATCCTTACTTTTATTGCTAAACATAGTAGTCTTACCTCCTATTCTCAGTAAATAGTATAATTGTTCAGCTTGAGTCTCAGGTATGCTGAAATTAGATGTGATTGCTTTTGCAAAATATTCATAAGATTGATTCTCATCATATATAAGTTCTATGTTAGATTTAGTACTTTCACTCATAACAAAGTATTATATGTTTTTTCATATATTTTCAAAAAATAATAATAATATTTTGAATATATTTTTCCGTATAACAAAGTATCTGTATCAGAATCCATAGTATATAAAATACAAAATGATTTATCAGAATCGGGAACATTTATATACTTAACTCTCTTAACAACTTTTATTTGATTCATATACACTTTCTAAGTTAGTTTTTATTTTTGCAACATCACTACATTTTTTATATTCTTCCAAATTTTCTAATGTCTTTACTACATTATCCAAGAATTTCAATTTGTCACTATGGCTAAATTTTATAGGCCATTCTATGTTACCATCATTCTCACATAATATATTATAAACGTCATCAGAAATTATTTGTTTTAAAGTTTCTACTCTGTTCATATTATCAATTTACCCTGATTCCCAAATCTTTCCCAAGCCTACTTCGAACTTCAGTTATTAATATATCCATTATTAAGGATCTATCCTCTTTGGAATTCTCTAATATCATATTGTAGTGTTTTTCCATACATTGTAATACCAAGTCTCCATCGAATCCTGAGTATTCTTCTATCCAATCTACAATTAAAGAAAGGTACGGTATATTTTTAAACTTAACTCCCTCATTAATATTCTTATCAATGAAGTTACTTGCAATTAAAGAACCTTTAACTAATTTTTCTAATTTTTCTACACTCTCCGATTTCATAATTAAAGTCTATTTTTTTTTAACACAAATTTTTCAGAGGCTATTGAACCTAATCCTCCTAAAAGTAAAATTAGTAATCCATCGAATATAAATTCAGATATCTTATAATCTGTAAATATATCCATAATGACTATCCCGTACATTAACATCATAGTTAGAAATGTAACAATTCTTCGCATTGATGTCTGTCCTTCATCATTCTTTACTGCTTCGCTTAGTATATTAATCTTCATAGTTTTATTCGTATATGTGAGGGTTATTTTTACTATATATTCTCATCAAAACACCTGCTATTGCGTTAGCTTGATTCTCGTGCTTAGAACCATCCTGTCCTGATGATGCATTAAGCATACCTGCTAAGTTTTGTTTATGATGAACTAACTCATGAGCTACGGTGCGAAGTATATCAGCTAAATTTCTATTGTGAACAACAACTTCCAAAGTTTCCTCATTGGGTAAATATCCACCAAAAGAAGTTATGTCCTCCCTTGGTTCTGTATGTAATTTTATTTTAGGAGCATTGATTGATAATGTATCTGTACAGAAATTTACAAAATCTTGTATAGTATCATTTCTATCATCAGAACATCCACATTCTTTTAGTGATTTCTTTTTCCATATCTTCCCCTTCCTACAAGCAGCTATTGCTAAAGATCTATAAGCTGAAGTTTTATTCCCATAAGATTTTACAGCTCTATAATAACATCTATCTCTTTTAGCTTTTTTCTTAGATTCATTCATCGAATAGTATTTCGTTATTAAATCTTTTTTTAAATCTATTAGTTTATTCAAATACCCTCCTCTTCGCAAAAATTTATAAACTAAATTCTCATACGAATATTCTCCATTAGATGATAATCCTGACTTTCTATAATTTTTTAGTTTATTTTTTAATTTGTTAATATTAGCAATTCTAACTTTAGCGTCATCACTACTGTTGACTAAGGTATCTATCAATTCTATAAAGTCTGACGCTTTATCTTGTATTTTTTTATAATCTATATCTACATTTACTTTCTTTGGCTCTACAATCCAAGAATCATTTTTAACGGAATATTGTCCTGAAGATACTGTCAAATCATTGACATCTTCAACATATAATTCAACATCAAAATTTTTAATTTTTATAGGATATGTATCATTCCATAATGATTTCTTTGATATAAAATATTGAGCAAGAAGATCCTTATTCTCATTAATACCATTGAAGTCTACTATTAAGTGTAAATCTATATCTGAATAATCAGACCAATTATAGTTAGCTATAGAACCTGTCAATACTACGTCTTCTTCAGATATTTTAAAATCTAAAAAATTCTTAAACTGTTCGACAATATCTAATAAATTTTGTCTTATTTCAGGAATCAACTTATTATTAGAGAATATATCAGGACATAGTTCGTTCTTAAACTCAAAAGACTTCAATATAGTTAACTCATCACCAATGTACTCATTTATCAGTCTATCTACATTTTCAGTAGTAACTTTAGCTGCTTTAGTATTCTTTACAAATTGTTTCCCTGATTTTCCCTGACTTTTCTTTTTTAATGCTGTTGATCTTCTTTGAGACTTTGTTAAACTTCTTGCTTTAGATAATGGTAAACATCTATTGGGATTAGATTTTCTTTTAGAAGTACCGCAATCTCCTTCTATATTACCTGAAGTATTTATTCTAACCCACTTCTGATTCAGCCATTTTTTTAAGTCTTCATTTAACATATACTTATCATTTATCTTCTATAGAATAAGTACTCTTGAACAGGTTTTTCAGGAGTCTCTTCCGCAGGAGGTTCTTCTTCTCCCTCAGCCTCTCCTCCTTCAGGTGCAGGTTCAGATCCTGTTTCAACAGCTCCTGCATCAGCACCACCCTCAGCATCACCCTCAGCAGAGTCACCTTCCTTCTTTTCTATATTATTTAATTCTTCTTTTGTAAATACATTACTTCCAATTTTAACATGGTCTATATCCATATATTCAAATTCTACAGGAGCACCTTTTGAATCATAACCTGTAGCTTTGAAATCATTAAGTAAATCCCAAGGATCATTAACTATAAGATATTCGCCATTAACATATACCTTGAATTTTAAACCTATTTCAAGATAATCATCAAGCATATTAATATTAAAATACTGTGACATACTATTCTCTTTTATATAAATATATACTTTTATAAGTTATTAGTAATTAATGTATGTTCAAAAGTTTTTAAATCATATATTTCAACCTTCATAGATCCTAAACTAAACTCTCCCAATTCATTGCTATTGGCAATTATTTTAGGCAATTCATTCAATCCATATCTCTCAGCATCTGTGAATTTATCAAAATCTATAGTTACTACTACATTGCCTCTTTCATAGTCATCTAAACTCTTAACTCTTGTTTCCATAGCATATAACGTATTAGATTGTTCTTCTTCTACGTACTTTCTATAATCTGTAAAATCTGTATATACCACATCTCCCCAAGGTTCTATATTAGCTAAACCTTCGTATCTTTTACAATTTAATAGTTTTATAACTATGTTATACTTAGGAGGTACGATAGGTTTCATCAATGGTGTATGCTCTACGTAATGACCCCACTTTCTTATAAAGTTACGAGCACTCTTAATATTTTGATGAATCCATTCATCAGAATTAGTACCTACCTTAGTTATAGTAGTGTTGAATCGTGAACCTCTACAAGTTAAATGATAAACTAATCCCTCCCAAGTCTGAATAAAATCAATTCCGTTCAACATAAACCTATTGAATATATCTGAATCTTCCTTGGATTGTGGAGCAAATAAATCATCATGTCCTCCTATTTCTAAAAAATCTTTCCTGTGAAAAGCCCATGGTGCAAATATACCATCTGTTACTTTGGTGTTTGCAGTATCTTTGTTATAATTTTCAAACCATGTTAGAAATCTACTTTCTGCAAAATTAGATGGTTCATCACCAAAATCCTTTAGTATCTTTTCAGGCCCTTCAGGATGAAGTCCCGTAGGTTCTACTCTTGTTAAGGATACTATGGTTCCTCTCTTGATATGCTTTTCTATAGCATCTAATGCTTTAGGAGCTAAATACATATCTGCATGATATATTATACAATAATCATGCTTTGCTACCTTACTGACTAATCTGTCATACAGGATAGTATGACCTAATCTTTCAGGGCCTTCATTTCTTATTGCAGAAAAGTTCCTATCCTCTTCCATCTTTTGTAAACACCAATCCCAAGTTCCATCACTTGAGAAATCATCAGCTACACATATCTGTACAGTATGATTACCTTGATTATTTCTTATAGAATTGTAAGACCATTTAAGATATTTTAGATTGTTCCTACTTGGTTGAATAATTGATATTTTCATGTTTATATAGTTGTGTTAAATTCTTTTTGTATAATAGTATTCCAAGTATTCTTATATACTTCTTCTGAATAGTATGTCATGTAATTCATCTTAGCTTCCTCTGATGATTCCATATAAAAATCATTATCTTCTTTTAACTTCTTCGCAACTTTTTTAAAGAATTTCAAATCATCAGGATGCGAAGATAACTTAGGATAGCATATTCTTTGTGCATCTGAATTTATATTACCTATGCATGGAATTCCTAAATAAGCACAATTCAAACTAAATGTACCCGCAATACTATTCGGATTTAAATGCACCGCATACTTATACTTATTCAACTCTGCAATCCAATCTACCCAAGAATAATAGGGAATATGTTTTATAGCCTGTACTAATTTCTCTTCTTTATGCATTCTTCCCATTGATGGTGCATACACAAAATCTTCTATCTCTAAACCAACTACTAAGGAGTTAAACCCTCCATAATATCTAACAAGATTTCCTCCAATAATTACGTTAGATCTTTCTACTTTAGGCAGATCTTTAATAGAATCTTCTATCATAAGAGTAGGATTTACGTATCCTCTCTTATTTAATAATGATTCATAATATTCTAAATCTACTTTATTATGACATAAGAAGAAGTCTGCATTTAGCATGATAGAGTAAAACCAAAAACTTTGTATTGGATCATAATCTTGAAATATCCAAGAAGCACCTTCCTGCATAAATGCATATTTCTTACATACTCTTTTTAAATCTACTACAATATCCCAAGATATTAAATGTTCTAACTTCTTAGGAACAATTATAATACCTAAATCAAAAGAATTATCAGGTAACTCTTTCAGAGAGTTTATATTATTATGATAAGCATCCTGAGCTACATACCAAGCATACTCAGTCCTCATATTTCCGAAACCTCTTGGCAATTTTTCAACACTTGCTTCCCATTCTGTAAACCAACATATCCGCATATAGACTTATTAATATTTTATACAAATATACAAATATTACTTTAGATTAAGTTATGTAAAACTTATCAATGCTGAATTTTACTGAATACATCATTCCATGTATATGCTTTATAGTTGGGATTGAGTAGGTTATGACAGTTCGTCTCGCAAAATTTATTAGCAATAGGATACCAATCATGCGTTTTTCTTAGAGCTCCTATATTCGTTTTATCTATTCCACCCTCTCCAAGAATATAAGATCTTTTATTAGGATGTTTTCTATTATGTGCTAATAATATATTTGCAAAATGATACTGACTAAGTTGTGGGAACATACGTTGACACATAAGCATAAATGCTGTATCCTCATGTACGAAAAATATGCTACTTGGGATATTAACTCCTGATTTTACCAACTCAGAAGATATAACTAATCCACAACCATTAAACTTAATAGGATTTATCTTTGTTACCGAAAATAATTCTTCTTTTCCATTTATCTCATACAACTCACTAAGAGACATCGTATATCTTACAGACCACCAATTTTCAGTATCTCCATCTATAAACTCCTTATCCTTAACTGTAGGATGTTCTAAAGATTTCCAAGAAGAATCCCACATTTTAGTAATAGCAAACGTAGCAATATATTTTGAATCTTTTTGTTCTACTGAATGTATTGCATCAATACTCGTAAAGAATTCTTTAGGTACTAACATATCAGATTCTCCCCATACCAATACGTCAGCTATAGTACAGAATACTGCATTAAAATCTCTTCTGTAATCTGCTATAGTTCTAAGTCTGTCGACTACATTTACATACATATTGATATTAGGAAATCTATCCGATATTATTTGTAAAGTATTGTTTATACGTTTAACTAATTCAGATATTGAAATTTCAGGACTTGGTTTCTCTAACATAGTTCCTGAATATATTTCAAAATCTAAATATAAAGTATCATAGCTTTCACGATATTCTATAGCATTCACTAAACTTTCTACATATTCAGGAATTATCTCAACTTCATACCATTGTATTAAAGTTCCTATAGCTATCTTAGGATTTTCTTTTGTTTTTAACTTTATCATATTACTTTTTATTTATAACCCAAAAATTATTTTCTGCTAATTGAACATCTAAATCATTTTCGTAAGAATAACTATCTACAGCTTTTTTTACGCCTTCCCAACTTTTATAATCATCCCCGAAGATTACTCCATTAGTATTTAATATTTCCATATAATGTTTAATATCATTGTACACATCAAATTCATCATGAGATGCATCTATGTATATCATATCTGCTTTTATATTTTGTGATTTAAAATATAAATATCCTATGTAGGATGTATTTGGAAATGGTATTATGATATCCTCTACTTTTCTATGAACTACATTACTTAAAAATTGATAATATATATTAGGATATCCATTCTTTAGTAACAAATCTCTTTCAGGAGTGCTTTTGTGAGAACTCCAAAATTCTATAGCACCTAACCAAGTATCAACACAATATATCTTTGTGGATTTATTGGTATGTTTTATATGCTCTGCCATTGTAATTGCAGACAGTCCTTTCCAAGTTCCAACTTCTATAATTACTTTTGGATTAACAGCGTCTATAAGTTGTTTAAATACCTTACTATTTCCATTCCAACCCTGTAAATCTTCAGGTAACAAGTTTAAATTGTTGTAAATACTTTTATCAATTATATTCATATCTAAATGTTTAATTCATATTCTTTTTTAGGTTTCCAATTTGATTTCATTTTATAAAAATCAATATCCGAAAAATACTCGGTTATTCGCTTCACACTGCTGTCGTATATGTTGTTAGAATCTATTATCTTTCTTTCAACTTTGCTAAAACTATGTTTATCTTTTGATAATAAAAATATATCTTCTTCATCTATTAGTTTTTTCTTTAACTTCTGTATGTTATAATCTATAGAAGAACTTCCTCTATAGCTGTTCAGTTTCTCTTTATTATTGTGAATATGTTGTTCGCTGTAAGCTCCCATATTCATACTACGATTATTAGATGTTAACGCAATGGTATCTGAATTTAAATTTACTTTACTTATTTCAGTAAAAAAGTTCTTACCTGCCATACAAGTATCATGCAATAAAAACCAATAATCTGCTTTTATTTTTAAATCTAATACTGATATCAAACCTGTAAAATCTATAGAATTGTGAGATGATTTATACAAATTTATATTGTATTTGTTATTCACAGATTCATAAGTATCGTGTCCTCCTATAAAAAAATATATGTTTTCTTTAGGTATTCCTGAATCTATGAGACTTGGAACTATCACATCTAAAGTTTTCTCATAAAAATTCTTATGAGAACTTATAGTAAATTTAAGTATCATGTTTATAATGTTTTCTTGCGTTTTTCCAACTTCGCAACTTTTTATGATGGATCCAACAGTCACCTATTATATCTGCATCTGTTTGATATAGATAGTCCCAAACCCATAACATTAGCTCCTGACCTGCCCAATCATCAATATAATTATCATCATCAAATGTATTATGAATAAATAAATTACCATCTATAGATTTTTGATGCCAAAATTCTGAAGTGAATGACATAAAAAATCCATTTATAGATTTAACTGTAAGTCTATATCCCTCCCTTATACCATCAGCCTTCTGCTCAATCCAAGCATCATGCATTCCATCTGTTATAGGTACGTATACTTTATTAGAGTCCACAGTATTTTCAGCTAAAACTTCCAATGAATCATTTAATATAATATCATCATTAAATCCCATTATAACATCTGCTCCTCTTTCTATAGCAACTTTGCATAAGGTATTCCAAGACCCTGTTATACCTCCGTTAGCTTGTTGATTATCTATTCTAATAAATTCACATTCTGAAGTATCTACAAAGTCAAAATCACATGTAGATTCATTATCTAATATAATTAGATTCATTTTGAATTTACAATTCTTCCAAGATTCATAAAATTCTTTAGCCATCTTATAACCTTCAGGTCTTAAAGATGAGTGATGAAATACTACACAAATAAATGTGTTTGCTCGTCTTCCCATGAATACCATTTTTTTGCAAATAAATTTCTTGAAGCAGTTACCATTTCTCTGAAATTAGAATTATCAGTTTTAGACTTTTCTGAGAATGTTATTGAATTATGAATCCATCTATGATTTTCCATACAAGATTCAACAAATAGATTATTGTATCCTGAGTCATGGACTCTATAGCAAAAATCTTGACTCTCCTTATCTCCGAAATATGAGGTATCAAATAATCCAATGCTATCAAACATAGACATCTTAAAGAACATGATGCCATCAGCCCACAATACTTTATGGACATCCATTCCATAAAACATACCTAATCTTTTATTGAATCTATTAAAATTAGAATGTTTAGTTATACCCACAACACCAACATTTAGATTAACATCATTACATAGGTTCTTTATAGAATTTATACTATCCTTTGTTATATGTACATCTGATTGTAAGAAACAAAAATACTCTTCTGAATGATTTAATCTATATCCTTTATTGATAGCTTCACTTATAGAATACTGTACTCCTGATACATATTTTTCTATATTATCTAATGTAGGTTCATAGTTATTGAAATTTTCATCCTCTACGTTAGATATAAATAAAAATCTTGACTCAGGAAAATTTTTAGCACAATTCTCCAAATTAAGTATTTCATACAAAGGTCTATTCATTATAGTTGGAACTACGAATAGTATATCTGAATTATCCATTATAATTATATTTTACTAAATTCCAAATATATTTAACTACTTTAATCCTATCTTCTATAGCAAATCCTGTAAAGTGCCATATATTACCGTACTTAATCAAATGTAAATCTTCAGATTTTAATTGAGTATTAGTATTCAGCCAACCCTTATCAAACATACCTAAAACATTCCAACTGCCATCTAAAAACTTTACATCTACATTATTTTTTGCAAGATGAAAATTCAATATTGTTTGTTCTCTTCCTCCTCCTTTATCCCAAGAATCCAATTCTTCTTTGTTACTAAGATAAAAATTAAATATCTCTTCAAATAAGGGTAAATATAATTTATGAAAAAATATAACTCCTGTATTTCCATAATTTGATATGTCTAAGTGTACTCCTTTAAAAAATTTACTGTAATTGCTAATGCTATTATATACCCAATCCCAATTAACTAAATCTCTGACCATACAAAAATCATCGTCAAACATATCGAATACATTTGGTGCATCCCATTTCACCATGGTATCAGCATCTACTATTCCTATTTTATCATAATTTTTACCATGCTCAAATATAAGTTCTTTGTTCCAAACAACTCTTCCGCATCTACTATCATTATGATGAATAACTTTTAAATCACAATTATTTTTACTGCACCAATATCTCCAAGTATTTATACAATATTCAGAATATTCGTTATGATCTATTTTAGCCGAATCAACAGATATGCTAACAATATAAATTAAATTTTTAGCCATAGTACATATTATATAATTCATCCATAAGTATTACCCTGTAGTCTCTGTCCATAGCATTGAAATGAGTTACATAGGAATACTCACTAATAATTTTTTTATCTAATAATTTTTTAGAAACTAATCCTTGAACATTATACTTAACATCCATAAATTTTAAATTCAAAAAATTATATTTTGTTTTTATAAATTTTGATATCAAGAAGTTTAATACTGTCTGATCTCTTCCTACTCCATATGTTTTCTGAATATAGTTTAAATCATCATAATGCTCAATAACATAGTTTGCTATGTCTGCATATAGATCCTTATGACTCTTATCCAATACCATAAATCCTGAATTGAAATAATTGAATGGAGATATAATATCCATATCAAAGAAATGCTTTGTATGATATGCTTCTATACTCCTAATAATCCAATCATAGTTAGTGTCATCTAAACAAACTCCTATTTCATGAGCACTAACCTCATTGAAAAAATTTGGGCATAAAGGATTTACTATGGTATCATTATCTACAATAGCTAATTTATCAAATTCTATTTCAGAATTTTGTAATATAGACATAGCAAATATTTTCATCCAATGTGGTTCTATGGAAGGATTTAAATCCACATCCATCACTACTACCTTAACATCATATTTAGCTGCCCATATTTTCCAAGAATCGATGCAGTACTTAGAATATTTATTATCTCCTAAGTTTACTATATATACTAAATTCATAAACTGTTATATAAATTGTTCTGTCTCTCCTGTCTAATAATATCTTTAGGATGCACTAAGCAATATATCTTCTGCAAAGGTAATCTTGATATAACAGATGTGCCTACTATTCTCTCATGAACCTTACCCTCCCACATGATATGTGGTTTATTTCTATACAACCTTCCTTGATAATCAGGAAAGTTTATTATAGGTTCTTTATAGATTACAGATATTTCACCATTAGAATTACTTTCATGAAGTATTAAATCTAAATTCTTTAGTAAGAAGTAGAAATCTGTATAAGTATTAAAAAACTCACAATTTTGTATAGAATCATCACTACTAATATTCCAATTCCATCTCTTAACATGATCAAGAGTAATACCTTGAACAGTATTAATTCTCGGAATATGTACTAATTCTAATTCAGGTGGGTTAGATGTTATGATATCTCTTACATTCTCAGCTAAGTCTTGAGTTAGGTGTTCATCAGCATCTAATTGAAATATCCATTCTTTAGAACATTTACTGTTACCTACATTTTTGAAGTAGGCAAAATCTCCGTTAAAAGGTTCTCCGAAATATTTTACATTAGGTAATGAAGTACTAAAATGTAATACAACATCCATAACTTCAGGAGTTACTTTTGTCGAATCATACAGTATTATAAGTTCATCATCCTCAGATAATACTATACTATTTATCAATTTTTGCAATTCTAAATCCTCATCACATACCGTTATTAAATAACTAATCATTCTGTTTTATTTAAGTTAATAATTATACAGCTGTTGCAAAATGCTTAAAAGCATCTACAAAATTATCTTTAGGAAATTCTACAGAATTTTCAAAATCAATATAACTTTGTAATAATTCACCTTTATTATTCGGATCGGGATATTTTTTAGAATCCTCTTCAGACAATTTTTTTATAGGCGTAACCTGCCAAACAAATGATTCAGGATTGTTAACATCGGGTATAGGATATATGGAAGAATACTCAGAGGCCTGCATACAGGGAATCCATATATAACCTAAAGTATCTATAATTTTAAAATCAAAAGCTACTTTAGCAATACTGCTTTGAAGTTTTTCTAATACTTCAGAATCATTCATCAAGTATGAATTTGTAACGTATCCTGACTCCATACATATCTTAGATACTAACATAGTTTCTTCATCAATATCAACTAATACACAAAAGTTATTAGTTATAGGTGATATCTCATCATACTTACCTTTGGTTACTTGTAAATTCATTGTTATATTTTTAATTTAGGAAGATTTAAAACTATTTCTTCAGATACTCTAATAGTAGATAAAATACTATGTAGTTTATCAGACATCATATCTAATGTGAAATTACTTTTAGTATAATTTCTTTGGTTCTCAGATTTTGTTTTATAGTCTTTATAACTATTTTCTACAGACTGAAGTATTTTCATGGCATATATATAATTTACGGTAAACCATTTAGCTTCTTTCATAAACCAATCATTTAGTACAGATTTGTGAACAGGAGTAAGCTCTCCCGGAAGGAGGACAGACATCTCAGGATGCAAGAAATCAGTCTGACCTGACCAATTGGAAGCTATAACAGGCTTTCCCGTAATCGAAAATTCTAATAAAGGTCTTCCGAATCCCTCTCCCTTCGTAAAGGATACCATGGCTTTTATCTTAGGATAGTTATACAGTTCATTCATTTCAGAATCTGTTAAGTTACCATGTACTATATACACCGATGGACAATTCTTTATATCTTTGGTTATTTCATTTATCTTATTCTCAATATCTTTATAATCATGTATACTATGAGTAGATCCACTCGTTTTTAATACTAAGGCAGGTCTTGTAGTAGATGGTTTATTCTTGAATGTTTCACAGAATATCTTAATGAGCATCCCAACATCTTTTCTGTCCTGACCTAAATCTCCCTGAAGCCAATGTCCTACAAACAGATAACAATTAGATTCTTTTATAACATCCAACTTCTTACGCATATTGTCAGATATTACTGAAACCTTCTTGTAAACTGAAGTATCTATTCCTTCAAACAAAACTTCTAATCTTAAAGAATCTTTCAATTTTAAAACATCAAGTAGTCTATCAGTTTCTTTTTCATGTTTATCAAATACTGAATTCTTTAGAACATCTATCGTATGATTACTTGTACCAATTACCATATCCATTCTATTACAACCCTCAATCCATTCAGGCATACACAAATCAGTTTCTATACCCGCTGTGATACCGATGTTGTATGTTCCAAGTTGCATGAATTCATTGGGTATAGTTACATGGATAAATATATCAGGATTGGACATAGGATTGTTTACTATGTGCTTCTCGATTTCTCTACCCTTTTCTGTTTCTAAATCCAATCCATCCCAAGATGTATTTCCCCAATTCACAGGAAATATCTGCAATTTGTAATCTTGATTTTTTAATATAGAATATGCTATATCTCTTGAATGATCTCCATAACCTGACCTTGTCATAATTGGAGCATACATTAAAACTTTCTTTGCCATATTACCAAGTTATACCTATGTTGTTTGATGAATTTGTAATAGTATTTTTAGATTTGCTAATAATGAATGAATCCTTTGGTTCCCATACATCTAATAACTTATCTATGCAATTAACGAATCTCTTTGACATCTCTGTAGATGACATACCACTCTCCTCACTTAGAGCCCATTCTCTTCCCATCTTCCCAAATTTTTTCCTATCCTCTTTAGACATATCATACCAATATTTTAAGGCATCTGCTACATCTTCAAAACTACATCTATCATCAAATATGTATGGAGTTGGAACAGATCCTTGAAGAGATCTATTTGTTGGGAAAACAGGCTTTACCCAACTTCCATGAGTACTGTAAGTTTTATTATGATTAGAAGATATTTGAGAATCAAAGTTGATCCAAGAACCTGTAGCATCTTCGAATCTACATTGATCTTGTAATCCTCCTGTAACATTATTTATGATAGGAGTTCCCGCCATCATAGACTCCGCACTACTTAACCCAAATCCTTCATTACTTGCTATGTTTACAGTAACATCTACTAAGTTATATAAGAAGTTTAACTCTCTAACTGATAATTTCTTATCAGAGAATATTACTTTGTAATCATTGCATAAGGTATTTTTTAAAGATATTAGATCAGTTCCGTTCTCATCTATTGGTTCTGTATGCATAAGTAAACATACCTTAGATGCTTTATCTTTAGGTAGTCCATCACAAAACTTTCTAAAAGCTAATACTAAATCTCCTGATTGTTTTCTTCGTATATTTCTATTATTCCAAAATACTATAAAAGATACATCATTCTTAGTTTTAAAATTTTGTTCAAAGTTTTGGAAATCATCATAATCTTTATGTCCAACTTCAATAGGGTGATAGTATTTTGGATTAATACCATGTGGCACAAAAGACAAATAAATTGGTTTAGTATTCATTTAATTCTATTATATTTTGATTATTATTTAATAGTACGTTTTTATGTATATTATGTGATTGTTTACTTATACCTAATATCATGTCGCAAGAAGCATAAGACATCCAATTATAATCAGGAAATGGTGTATTATCCCAAATGGCATAGTATATAATAGGACACTGCAATCTAATCTCATGTTCCATATAGTACAGCCACTGCCAAAATCTTGGATCTGTAAAATGAACAATAGCATCAGGCTTTATAGTTTTTAGCAAATACCTAAGAACTTGAGGATCCCCATAACCATTCCAAGGCATAACCTTAACATCTGCATGATCTATACCTAACTCTTTGTTAACGTCATCAGAAACATCAACAATCTTTCCAAATTCAGGATGTTCAATAGCTGCTCCTAATTGAAACCAATTGTAGTGATTGGAAGTTCCAACAACAATTTCCCTGCTCATAGTTCCTATACCTGAATGTAATCTTAAATCATCAGACAACAAAAGTATTGTTTTCTTATCAGGTTTTAATTTTCTTAATTTAGGTAACTCCATACTTTATAATATAATTTAAATTAATAATATCGATTTTTGAGAATTGGATGTTTTTACATATGCAATTAATTTATCTATGAATACATCTTTTTTATTATTATTTTTTAAAATGATAAGAATGTCGCAATCGAAAAAAAGATACTTATATCTTGTATTCATATTGTCTAAATCAAATCTTCCATTATGAAACATTCTTGGAAAATAACTATAATCAGTATGCTTAAAGTGTGTTGGTATATATTCTACAAACCCAAAATCTAATTCTAAAGTAAGAGATTTTATATAATCATCAGCACCTATTTTATTTCCTCCTCCCAAAATAACAAAAGGATGTTTAAAAGTTTTCAAAGCCATGAAAACTTCTCTTACATTAATAAAATTTTGGTAGTTGATACAACTAACAATACCTACTTTAAGGTGTTCGTTGTTTGAGTCTTCCTTTCTTTGGGCAAAGATCTTCTCTATCTTTGAACTCACAAAATTTACAATTCTTGTTTCTGTCTCCTGATACAGCATAATAAATTTGATTTTGCTTATAAGAACCATCTGTTTCAAAACAATTCTCTACAAAATTAGTTAATTCTAAAATAGAATTTTCTATTTCTTCTTTCGACTCCGCTATAGAAAATAATGATACTCTACTATCTCCATAGTCCAATTTTCTCGTTACTATTAAAAATTTAACATTTATATTCTCATATTCTACATCATATTGTTTTGCAAAATAATATTTGTAAAATAATAATTGAGCTTGTTTAAGTTTATCATTCCTCATGTATTTGTTCCAACCCTTGAAACTTGTCTTAATGTCAACTAAGACTACAGTATTCATAACCTTATCATACAGTACGATATCAATGTATGCTAACATTTTAACATCATAGTCTATTTCAGATGCATCAGTATATAGAGGTACTTCAATACCTAATAAATCGTATCTATTATTATCAAAATAACTACCTATGTTAGGTAATAGTTCTTCAAATATTATATTTCCATCTGTCCAAAATTCATTCAACTCTTCAGGAGTGGAAAAGTGTTCGATGTCTTTTACATCTTTTTTATAATTTTCAATTATAAATTCTTTTAGTCTATCCTTATATTTATAGTTCTTAAAAGAATTATCTAATTTATTATAATATACTTTTAAGTAATCCTGAAATGTTTCATGGAATGCTGTTCCAAATACCGTATGTATCGAAGGATCTTTAGTTCTTAAATTCTTTAAATACGCCAACTCCCAACTTTTTGGACATTTAGCATATTTAGAAAACTGAGAGTAGGATATCCTCCCCCCTGTTTCAGAATTAACAACTACATTAAAAGATTCTTGTATTTTATTCTTTACGGACTCTATGTTCATTCTCTTGAATTATTTTTTCTAAATATACTGTAGCATCCATAAGTTCTTCTTGAAGGTGGTTTAACCATTGAACTACTGATAAATCGTTTCTCTCCATAGTTACACCATACTTCTGCTCACCAACCTCAGCTCTTTTCAGTATTTTGTCTGCAACTGAATCTTCTATCTTACTCATTTTCTAAAAATTTAGGATTAGGAACTGATTCTAACAATACTTCTCCACAATCTGAACATCTTAGTATTTGGATAGGTACTAACTGATCATTAGGAGTTCCTGTTACAATCTTACTTATTTTTTTCATAATGAATACAGGTTCAAATAATATACAATTGCAACTCTTGCATTTTAGAGTTGGTTGCTGTGTAATATCAACATTCATATTCATTTGCTTTGGATTTCCATCCAATCCTAAAATTTTTGACATACTAAAATTTTTACAAATATACAATAATTTTTTTAAAAATAATATATTTTAATGACCATCTAAAAAATTAGTTGCAATTTCAGGAGGAGCTTTTAATGTAACTCCATCAAGAGTTGTAGTGTTCTCCATAATATGCTTAACTATAGGTAGAAATTCTTCAATTCTATCCTCTTCTATTTCTACAATTAATTGGTCATGTATCTGAGCTATTACTTGTCCTTTGGAACCTCTCTTTTTTATTTCTCTGTTTATGTGTAATGCTGCTCTGTTCACTATAGAAGCAGCTAACGATTGTATCTGAAAGTTTAAACTTGAGTTATAAGCATTCTTTAAATCTCTGTACAAAGATATTGCTTTATCCTCTCCCAACTTTTTTACTATGGTATCTCTAAATGCATAATCTAATATCTTATCTCCATATTGATCGAATACTGATTTTCCTCTCCATAAATGTCTTACTCTTCCTAATTTATTTTTTATAGTGCCTGTGGTTTCAAATTCCTTTTTGGATTCGGCAATCCAATTGGCAACTCCCGGAAATCCCTCTAAGTAAGCATCTCTCAGTTTCTCTCCTTCATCCTTATGAATATTCAAACTCTTAGCCAACGCAAATCCTGTCATACCATAAGCAATACCTAAAGCATATGCCTTTGCCTTCTGCCTTTTATTTGCATCTATCTTTTTCAAAAAGTTGGGTGCTTTCTTATCAGCAGATACGCCTTCTAACTTTTCAGTCCTTATCGCCACTGTACTATAGAAATCATGACCCTTATTAAATATTTCTTGCAAATTAATATCATTGGATATACTTGCAAAGATGTGAGGTTCTAAAGATTCATAATCAGAATCTATAAATTTAAATCCCTCCCTAACCATAAAGAAAGCCCTTATTCTATTATTGAAATTCAATACAATAGGATCGTCATCTCCTTCTTCTTTAGGTTTAGGTAGTTGTTGCAAATCACTACCATATCTACCTGACACAGTTCCATGCTGTTTGAAGTATGGGTAGAATATTCCATTTTTGTTTTTCTCTAACAATCTCTCTACATATGTAGAATTAATCTTTACTAACTTATTGTATACTCTTAGTTTATTTGCCCAAGCATACTTAGAACTTATACTCTCTATAAATAATTCATTAAATTGAGAAACTCCACTATTAGTTTTAGATATAGGTTTTAGTTTGAGATAATCAAAAGCTATTTCTGATAAATGTTTTTTTGATTGTATATTTATCAAATCTCCATTATTGTGATCTCTCCACAATTTTACACTAACTCGGTGTAATTCATTTGAAGGAACATTGTGATCACTATCAATATCTGTAAGAAATCTCTTGTAAGGAGAATCTTCTAATTTAGCAATTTCTTTTTTTAATAATCTAATTTCTCCTTTTTTATCTTTAGGTAAATCTAAATTAGCATTAGCAGCTAATAGTTTTGCAAAACTTCCTTTGTTCTTAGGAGGGAATGTCTTAACACAAGCTTGATCAAATATCCAACTCTTAACTTCTTTTAGAGATGTTAGCTCATCTATAACATCTTTTTTCTTTTCATTGATTACTTCTAATATTTCGTGTTTAGTACTATTAAGCAATTCTAAATCTAATCTTATGCCTCTCCTCTCCATTGGTATAGTTACTTCTTTATAAACAGGCATTACTTCATCCACGAAAAAAAACTTCTCTAAATTTTCATCTTGTATTTTTCCTAAAAATAGATAAGCTATTCGAAGTGTTAAATCTGTATCAGCTGCTGCATACTTTGATAGTATATCCAAATCAGCTTTATAAATTTGATAATTATCTTTAGTCGTAGTACCTCCGTTCTTTACAATACTTTGTTTTAATTCAATCTGTTCTATATTTGCTTCTTCAGTAACATTCAATCCTAACTCACTTTGATACATCTGAGCTATCGATTTCAATCCAAAAGGAGTTCCGAAGGAGAAAGCTCCTTCCTCTTGAACAGTGTGAACTGCTAACATAGTATCCATCCACAATTCATCAAGTAAATCTATTCCATATTCATTATTTATAATTGACGTATCAAAAGAAGCATTATGCATCACAATCTTCTTTTTGTCATTTTTTAACTTCTCTATAATTATTTTCAAAATATTTACAGCAGATGCATCATCAACAATGTAATCCTCTAAACAATCTTTTTCCGAATTGTAAATACGAGTGGGTAAGTAATAACCATTTCCGATCTTAGTTGAAAATGAAGCTCCTACTATTAAATCAGAAAATACATTTATACCTGTGGTTTCTGTATCCACTGCAACTATTTCCGATATGTGAATTTCATTCCATAACTCTACAAAATCAGACTTCGACAAAATTGTTTTATAAACTTTTTCCATATGTCTAATTTATAATTTTAACTAAAACTCCCCATACAAATCATATTTCTTTGGTTTAGGTTTCTCCACTTCTACATAACTCTCATAGATGGCATATAGTTTACCTTTAAGAGGAGCTAATCTATAATCACCATGGAAATCCTGATTTCGCATATACTCGCTTAGAGTCTCTACAATGCCCTCTATGATGTTTTCTTTTGTGGGATTACCGTTGGAGTCAACGAGCATCCATCTATCACCGGGAGGAACTCTGATTGCAATCAAAAGCCCCTCCTCCCTCAGTTCTTTCTCTTCTCTATTCACAACTCTTACACTCTAATATATTTCTTGAAAATTCTTGCGCAGAATTCTGACTAAACTGATAATACAATGTCTTCACTCCTTCCGAATGAGCATATATATACAAAGCATTTATATCCTTTGCAGGTATAGATGGATGTATCATCAAGTTTAAACTCTGCGATTGATCTATATACTTCTGTCTTTGTGCTGCCTGTAGTATAATTTCTTTAGGACTTATCTCTAAAAAAGTTAAAAATACTTCCTTTGTTGGGAAATCTAAATGTTGTACAGAACCATCCTTATTCATAATACTTTTCCAAACTTCAGGAGTATCCAATCCATATTTTTGCAACTCACTCTCTAAATAAGGATTCTTATAAACTGTTTTAATCTTTGCCAAATCTTTTATAAAGTAATTAGACTTCATAGGTTCAACACTCATAGATACTTGACCGAGAATGAAACTTGTAGATTTTGTTGGAGCAATAGCCATCAAGGTAGTATTAGCATAGCCATCTCTTATACACTTATATTTTGATGGATTTGACTGATACAAATTAATAGATGCTAAGTCTGTTTTATCTTTAAATGTTTTAAATATACTATTGTTCAACATCTTAGCTTCCAATGATTCAAAAGCAATTAGTTTAGATTGTAAGTACGAATGATATCCTAATACTCCAACTCCTATTGATCTATGGTTTTTTGCAAAATTATGTGCTCTTTCTAAACCTTTTAGGTTCTTAGATTTTTCTATGAATTCATCTAATACAGCATTTAAGAACTGAACATATACTTCAATAGCATCTGTATCCTTTATGGAATCCCAATGTAATAGATTTATAGATCCTATACAACAAACAAAAGATTCATTCTTATTGGATGGTAGTTGTATTTCAGAACATAAGTTACTCGCTACTATCTCTAAAGATTCTGTATGTTTAATATCTGCATACGGAGTATTTCTGTTAGTGGTATCCCTGAACATTATATAAGGTAATCCTAACTCTACTCTTCTTTGTATTACCTTCGCCCAAACTTTTCTCTTATCAGAATCTCCCGCTTTCATGTCCTCCATCCAAGAATCTCCTATCGTAATACCATACTGCAAATTTTGTATAGGATTGCCCTCTGTGGCTATATCTAAGAAATCTAATATATCATCATGCTCTATAGGTAAATACACTGCACAAGCCCCTCTACGAGCCTCAGATTGCTTACATACATCTACTACAGTATCATACAGTTTTGAGTAATGAACAGGCCCATCAGCTGTTCCTCCTGTCCTTATTTTAGAACCTCTTGATCTAACTTCTCCTAAATATACAGAAGTGCCCCCTCCATACTTAGACATCATACCCACCTCTGTAGAAGTATTCAACATACTTATCATACTATCTTCAGTGTAAGATCCATAACATGATATGGGTAATCCTTTATCTTTAGCAAAGTTAATCCAAACAGGTGTAGATAAACTATAGTAACCTTTAGACATATAGTCTTCAAACTTTTGAGCAAATCCTTTTATATTAAGAATTCTCTCAGCTGCTTCTGATATATCTCTTAGTCTATCTTCAGCAGATTCTTCTATATATCCTCTTGAGAGAAACTTACGAGAATCTTCATTTAGCCAATAATATTTTGTGTATTCCATTTCTAATTTTTTTTAAAATAAATCATCTTCTGTAATAGATTTCTCCTTCTTCGTATAATCTACTAATCTCTTATAAAAAAAATCTCCTTCCTTAGATGAAGTTATTTCCAAATCAAACCAATGGACTCTTTCTAATAACGTAGTATCTACTTCGAATATACTATCCATACCAATCTTATTCAAAGAGTTATTAAATCTGTTCATTATAAAATGTTTGATAGTTTCTTTAGGTAGAAATTCTAATTCTCCATTCTCGAAAATCCAATCTAATATTTTACACTCTGCAACAAAAGCTTTGTTACATGCTGAATATATTAAGCTATTAAAAGATTCATCAAACCATTCAGGATTTTCCTCTTTTATAATATTTATGATTTCAACTCCGAAATTACCATGAATATCTTCTTCTTTTGAAGTAGCTTCGACTACATTAGAAATACCTTTAAATATATTCTTTTCTTTATTGAACGACATCATTATCAAAAATTGACTGAATAATGATACATGTTCTATAAATAGTGAAAATAGCAGAACAGATTTGGTAAACATCTTATCATCTCTACTCCTTGTCCCATCTAAGTATTTACTTAAATATGATATCCTATCTCTAATAGCAGGTATTTGAACTACTGTCCTAAACTCATCTTCTAATCCAAGGATTCTTAACAGTCTTGCATAAGCATCCTTATGTCTTACTTCACTCTCTGCAAAGGTCATACCTACGTCACCAATCTCAGTTATAGGCATTCTTTTATACATATCAGCCCAAAAAGTTTTTACATTAACTTCTATTTGTGATATGGCTAACATAGTTTTTTTAATAATATCCCTCTCAACATCTGACACATTTACTTTAAAATCATTAATGTCTGTAGTAAAATTATATTCAGTGTCTATCCAATATGAATGTCTTATAGCATCTTTATATTTTAATAGAGATGGGTATTCATAAGGAAGTATATTAACTCTTCCTTCAAATATGTTTTTCTTTTTCATTAAGATTTTTTTTGTTTATAACAATGTAAGCAAATATAAATATAACTAAATTATTTAGGAATTCTTAAATTCTGCAAACATATCATAAAAAGATTCTCTTTCTTTATCTCTATTTACATTATCAAAAGCTGTTACTTCTTTTCTTATTTTTACAGCATCTCCCGAATTTTCTCTGAATATTTCAATGTTACCATTGGATGCATCAAACTTAGATGGGAATGTTACACCATCTGCTCCAAATCTATTTTTAATAACGTGAAATCTTCCAATACCTAATACTTTATCTTCAGCTCTTCGTGATAATGATATGATAAAATCTCCAATTGCTATCTTACTATAGTCTTCAGATATCTTATCTGCCTCTATTATCTCAGAATCCAAACTTGATCTGTTTGTTTGGGATGCAGTCCATACAGGACAATCATATTCTGCTGACAGACTTCTGAGTCCTTCATAGATTTGCTTTAATTCAAATCTCAATTCCTTATTGTGTCCCTTGAGTAAGTCAGCATAATCCACAATTATGATATCAGGTTTCTGCGATTGTGCAATGCATCTATCTAAATGAGATTTTAAAGTTAATATAGATGCAGTCTTTGCAGGAAATTGTTCTACAATTAAATTGCCTTTGACAGTTTTTACTTTGTCTTCAACCCTATCTCTATGTAGTAGTAGATTAGAATTGTTTAACCCTGTGATAATACTATCGTATCTTCTTGCAGTATATATTCTATTTAACTCTAATGTATAGTGTATAACAGTTTTACCCATTATGAGAGCGTTAGCACCTAAAGCAGATAATACCCAAGACTTACCTGCACCCGCAGGTGCAATCACAACGCCTAATTCACCACCTGCTAAACCTCCTTGTAGAACATCATCTACACACTCCCACCCTGTAGTAACAGTATTTCTAAAATTGTCAGCATATCTTTCCTCAAATTGATCTTTATAGATATGTCCAATGTCTCTTGTGAACCCTGATTTTAAAGCTGCATCTAATGTTGACTTAACACCATCATAATCAGAAGTATTTAATAATTCAACACATTCTAATATTGCTCTCTTTATTTCCTGATTCCTACAAAAATCTATAGATTGTTCTTTTATATAATCTAAATCAGGAGAATTCTTTAACACCTCACCTCTCTTCAAATACTCAATTATTTCTTGTTTGAGCAAACTCTGAGTTTCAGGTAGCTTGACCACCTCTGTACCTAAAACTGTAAATGATGGTGATTTATTATATTTAAAATAATAATCTAAAGAGGATTTTATAATCCATTGAGATGCATTTCCGAAAAAGTAAATTGGTTTTAAAATATCAGAAATTTGAGTAATAAACGGAGTATCGTCTATCAATGCTGATATTAATTTATATTCAAAATCTTTACCGTAACTACTTATAGTGTTTTTCATTTTTGTAAATTTTTAAGATAATTTTTCCAAAATAAAAAATCATATTCATTCTTACACAATCCTATATTGGAAAAAGTGTTTTGTAACTTAGTATCATCTAATTCAGGAAGTTCACTCCTTGCTATTGACATTATGTTAGAACGTGCAGTAGCTGACATATTAGGTTCTAACAACTGCATAAGTTCGTAATTTCTGTACAATATATCTTTTTGATTTAATATATTTTCAAATATTTTAGCTTTAGAACTTTTATCATATAACTCTTGACTCATATCAATTATATCATCTATAGTTACATGTTCATCCGCTGAATCTAATTTGAAATGTTTATTTAAACCAACTTGTCCTACTTGTTTAAGTCCCGATATGTTATCCGTTCTATCTCCCGTAAAACATCTGTATGTTAAATAATTTAGTGGAGTATATCCATATAATGGAATCATATCACTTTCAGTTATTAACATCTTCTTTTCATGGGAGTAAACTGAAATCTTATCATCTATAAGCTGTAAATAATCTTTGTCAGAACTTATAATAATCTTTGAAGATTCTTTAGGATATATCTGCTTACATAAATATGCTATAACATCATCTGCTTCAACATTATCCATAATTATAGTTCTGACAGGCATTATATCTAACGTATCTACTAATAGATTTACTTGCATTCTTTGAGATTCATTTTCATTTATAATGCCTCTCGTATCATCAAATCTATTAAAACTTGACGAATTGAAAACTCTATGCTTATAATCTTTAAGTAGATTCCTTCTTCTACTACTGCCTCCTTTCCCATCAAATACTACACATATAGATGTTGGTGAATAATCTACTATAGCTTTATGTAATGTTCTGAAAAATCCAAGAATTCCTCCAACATGGTCTCCTTGATAGTCTATGATAGGGACAGCTTGAAAGTTTCTTATAAAAAGATTCAAGCCATCCACTATCAAAATCTTATTATCAACTTTGAGTTCTGATATTTGACTTTCTTTAAATTTTAAAAAATCTTCAAATGTTGAATCAATACTCATCTTCAAAGTCTTCTTCTATTATGAGATCATCGATATCTACTTTACTATCTTTTTCGTATTTAAATATCAATGCATCACATAGTTGATTATACAATAATTCCTTATACTTAGGATTTGCTATTACTTTATCATAAAAATCCTTTGATAAGAATTTTATGGTATCTAATACTTCTCCTGTCTCAGGATTAACAACTCTATAGGTATACCAAGATCCATTTAAATCAACTAATTTGTGATTCTTCATCTCCTCTAACCAAGAATTATAATTGTCCATTCCTGAATTATAGTATATGTTATACTTAACTTTTCTATGGGGAGGAGCTAATCTATTCTTCATAACATGAACAGCAGTTTCTACTCCTATGAAATCCTTTATCTTATCTTCCTTAGAACCTACAAAAAGTTTCTTTTTCTGTTCTAATCTCAATCTCAAAGATGAATGAAATGCAATACCCTTACCTCCCGATGTTGTATAATGATCAGGAGAGTTTGGTGGCATATTCAAATTAATCCTGAGTTGGTTAGTCAGTATTAAACATACTCTCTGCTTACCTATTAAATGTGTAATCTTTCTCATAGATTGAGACAATATAATAGACTTACTCGTGTTGAATCCTTTCTTATCGAAATTAGTCTCAGTTTCTAATTTAGTAGTTGCTCCCATAACAGAGTCAATAACTATAGTAACTAATTTATCAGGATCTGATTCTCTAAGCTTTAGAATAAATTTTTCTATTAATTCAAATATATTCTCCAAAACATTTTCGGATATATAAATTAATTTCTTCAAATCCAATCCTATAGCTTTCATGAATTCATCACTTGCTGCATTCTCGGTGTCTATATATACAGCTATGCCATCTTTTTCTATAGTAGATTTTAGAGCATGACATGCTAATAAAGATTTACCTGATGCTTCCATTCCCGAAATTTCGGTGATTCTCCCTACGGGAAAACCACCGTTTTTTCGATTTGAAATTACAATGTCTAAAATATCATTTCCTGAAGGTATATAATCTGTGACATCTGATGGGTTGAAATCAGATCCATCTAAAGAAAAAGCAACTTTATCATTATTCTTTTTATAAAAACTATTGATATAGTTAGTTAAGTCTTTAACAGTTGATGGTTCGCTAACCTCAGTCTTTTTTTTAGACATTATAAATTATTTTGAATTTAACAATCTTTCGAACTCGCTCATAGCATCGTATACCGATGTATTTTGTCCAATATTTGGACTTGCTGAGGGGAATGTTACCACATTAGCAGTAGTTGCAATAGTTGGAGCAGGTACTGCTTGAGGCTCAAAGAAATTAGCAGATTTGTTAGGATACAGATAATTTTCTAAAATACTAATCAACTCCTCCTTTGAAGGTACTTTAAACAAATCATCAATCTTAGGAATACTTGCTAAAGCACTGCTGCCTATAGAAGCATCTGTAAATGCAGGAGTCTTATTAGGTTTAATCATTACGGTTGTACTTGGATAACCATCTCCTACTTTTGGGTGATATTCAATGTAGATATCGTTTCCTGAATTCAAATCAGAAATATCTCCATAATCTCCGCTGTTCAAAAACTTGCATAAATCTTTGTAAACAGCTTCTGAAAACCCGTAGAACTTAACACCCTTATGTTCCTCTCCCCGAATAATAATTGGAGCAAATACTGTAAGCTTTGGTTCTAAATTCTTACCTCTCTTCCAAGAATCTTTACTACCTTCAGCTTGTAGTTTCTTAGCCCATTGAACAATCGGATCTTCTAATCCGTAAGTTATGGGAGATAAAATTCTCTTGTCAGTTAGATTGTAATGAAAATAAAGTCTCCTCAGAGAATCTGTTGGATCATGCGGATACGGAAGAATTCTAATAATGTGCTCTTTCTCAGGTTTCCAAAAAAGATCACTGTTTGTCGAATCCTTTGAAGTTTTCTTATTCAAGCGATTCATGTCAGCTCGAATAGCATCGAAATTAATACTCATAACTTTGAAATTTGTTAATAATTAAATATATACTGATTTTTTGAAATCCAAATTTATTAAAACTAAGTTGTCTTCTAACACTTCTTCATTTTCGAATTCTACCGATGTCTTTTTGATAATAAGCAATTTATCTTGATAGTTATCCCAATCTATCTGTAAGTTCTTATCCAATACTCCATTGTTTATAGATTTAATCAATGAGTTCAAAGCATTGATAGTATACAATGTATTTGATTGTTTTTTTCTATTAATCAATATTGTGTTCTTTGCCAAACCATCTCTTAAATTATTTTCAATATTGTAAACTAATATAAGACTCTGCGGATTGTCTCGATCACAATATAAATATAATTTATTATTGGATATCTTGAAATACGTTGATATGTAGTCTATTGTTAGACTCAGAGAATCATTTACCGTAAATGTACATAATAATTGTTTTTTCATAATGTAATTTTTTTCAGCATCAAACGCTAAACAGCTCCATTTCTTTGTAGTTGTTACCTTTCTTTACCTTGCTATTTATTAATAAATGTTTTATATCTTTTAATAAATCATAACCATCTTCTAAATTATAATCTATCAAAAATGAATCGTATGTGTAAAGAATTATTTTAGATTTTTTATATTCTAATAATCTATTCACATCATATATAAATAGCATAGAAATTTCAGTTTCTAACATTTGTATGTAATAACTGAATAATTTTGATTTATTCATGTCTTCATCATCAATGTGTAATTTTCTTTTGCTTATGTGACTGCTAATATATTTGTTAGTTTTGAAATCTTCCCAAACTTTTTTCTTTAATGTAGATACCTTATTAAAGAAATCAATATTATAACTTCTACATAAATCTTCATCGTCTTTATATAATAATTTAAAACTTAACTTCTTACTCTCCTCGTATTGATCCTCAGTTAATGTATCAGTTTTAAAATACATCTTCCCAAAATAATTGTGAATAGATTCTATATTAGAAAAATCATATTCTAAAATTTTTGCTATAAGTCTCAAATGATATGAATCGAAATCATACTCAACTAAGAATCCATTGGTATATCTACTTACGAAGTTTTTTCTACTATCATCTTTTTTATTTAAAGCAGAATAGTTAACTCCATCGAATGTATTTGAAGGTCTACCTGTTTTAGTATGAATACTGTACAGAACATTTATATAATTTTTAATATACTTCTTGTTAAAAGTATTATTAAAATTAGTAATGTCAACATACATACCATTACGTTCAATTGCTTGAATTGAAGGGTATACAATGTATGAATAGAATTTGGAAGCAGTATCTATCTGAAATATGGAATCTAAGCTAATAATCTTAGATATCAAATCTTCACAAGCTTTTACATACTTATAATAAGGTACATACTTGTAATAATCAACTACTCTATAATGTTCTCTAAATGCTCCAAAATATAAACTGTCTATATCAAAAGATATTCCATTCAACCATAACTGAGTCTCTAAATCATAAGACTTTACTGTTGGGTAGTATACGTCAAATAATTTCTTATTGTATACTATACAATCATCTTTAATTTCAGGGTATTGTACATTGCCTATATCAGATAATTCTATAGGGTAGAATTCTGTAGACTTTGAAGTTACATCATATACCGACATAAATCCTATACCTGCTTCGGTATAGTGACCATTACTATTCGGTATGCATATAACTAATTTCATTCTATATAACTTTGTGATTGCAAATATACAAAACTTTTTTATAAAAAAGATATTTTACCTATAAAATTCTAAAATATTTTTTAAAAATTTATCCAATCCTATAAAAATACTTTCAGAATCTTTTATCTGCCTTATATTAAAGTTTCTAACATACTCTATATTTCCTGATATTCTCCAAGAAATACTTACATAACTATACAAATTAGGATCTATATTTGTTTTGCTACTGTTAGAATTTATTGTATTAAATTGAGATTCATCAATCTCTACTATAGTATTTTGAGGTGAATTATTCTTCTGCACAAAATATCTGACAATTACTCCTACTGTATAATCATAATCTTTTAATTGTCTTTTTATCGGAATAGGTGCTGCCGAACCTCCTTTTACTGAATTTCGTAGTCTTACGGTTTCTGTATTGAAAGTATGCCTTGGTACTAAAATTTTATTATTTCTACTTACAGGATCATATACATATGCAATATTATTATTAGCATTTATATAATAACTTCCTACATATTCTAAACCTTGTAGTGTATAATATTCCAATCCTTTGGTGTGTCTAATATCTTCCATAGTATTAAAAATCTAAATAAGGACAAGCCCTCGTACTAAGACTCGTTGTCCAAACTCCTGTCGCATCTATCTTATCTTCAACATCCATAACAACAAATCCTATACCATTACTCGGTCTTGCAAAGTCAGGTAAGTTTGTTGACGTGAATATGTTTCCTGCTATTATAGGATAAGTTCCTTCCATCTCAACTTTCATTTCCAAATCAAAATATTCTGTAAAACTAAACTTACCATTTAAGTTTTTTCCTTCCATAACTTGCATAGCATTGTAAACTTTCTTAAATTCTGATAAGGTTGAACAAGCGTCTGCAATAGAATCTTCACTAAACTCTTTCTTAGCCATTTTAGCATAAGCTCCAATTTGCTCATCAGTAGATGTTAATTTTTCTAATAGAGAATCATACTCTTTTTTAACATTTGATATATAAGAATTATCTTCAGATATTTTTCCTGAAGTTCCTGATCCTTCTCGTATTCCTGTTACTAATGCTAAGTCCACCAAATCTGTAGGTAGTTTCCCCTCTACTACTAAAGATAAGCAATTACCATCACCTTTTATGGGATCGAACTCAAACAACTCAACTTTTTCACCACTTATAGATAATGCATCTGTTATTATTAATTTCTGCATTTCCAAAGAATCATTTATCTTAGTAGGATCAGGTAATCTAAAAGATAAATTAACATAATTTCCCGATGCTCTTGCTATTTTTGAAAATATAGTTTCAAAGAACTCTTTTATACTATAGGTAACATCTGATATTCTATCTGTTTTATTTGTTTTATTTTTAGTAGATTCTTCTCTTGCTGTATTCAATTCTTTAAATTTAGTATATAATTCATCTACCACAGCTTTTCTGCTTATCAGTATATATCTATGAGCAACATAATCTCCGAGAACACAATTTGTTTGGAAAAAACTACCTCCTACTTCAAAATCTTTTCCTTGACCTGCATTATTTTTATAATTTCCTGAACCTCTTCCTAAAAATAAAACTGATACAGGATCTGCTGATCTAAATTTTTGACCTATAACTGAAGTTGGAGTGTATGAGTATGGATACTTATCTTCAAAAGCTATTACAAATTTTAATTTATTCCCACACTTTTCATTCGTTATTGATATAATTGTCTTGTTAATCAAGTCTACTAAATATTGAAGAGAAACATATTCGTGAGCATCACTCGCAAGTCCTGTACTCTCATCTTTTGAATTAAAGAATGACATTATGAATGATCCAAATTTAGAGAATCCGGGAAAGGTGGTATATATCTTCCCAACAGGATTACCTCCCGCCATCCCCGATGATCGAGGTTCATATCCATCACTAAATTGTGCTGTTCTATTCTTACCTCCCTCCTGTAAATCATACATAATCTTAGTAATCAAACTTGTAACATTTTCAGTAGAATGCATTAAACTATTTCCGTATGTAAATTTCTGATTTGGAAATTTATAAGAAACGTCACAAGATAGTACATCAAGATTAGCAATAGCAGATGCAGGCCCTATAGCATTGAACCTACAAACATAAGTGTTCATATCAGTATTAGAATATCCTCCCGCTATTATATAAGCTCCTTCTATCTTATTTGATACTAATCCCCTCCCATTGAAATCAGAACCATGTCCCCATCTTATCGTTATAGGATTTCTATCCTTCTCTCTTCTCAGGTATGCTCTCGCATATGTTACAAATGCATCATATGAGAATACTTCAAACTCAACGTCAATCTCCAAAGTAAGATTCATCTTCTCAGCTTTACCCGTAACTCTTTTAATACTCAAACTTTTAAGTATTGCTCCATTGGGTCTATTGTCACCATTATAATTATATGTAGTTGTATATCCTCCTAACTTAGATGCAAGAGATGGATATTTGGTATTAGGAATACTTATACTTGCCCAAGCAGGTAACCTTCTCTTGTAATCTCCACTAAGGTCAACACCTCCACCTCTCATATTGTAATGAAGACCTTTACGAGCTTTCATAGCTCCGAGAGTTGCAGTGTCAAATTTCTGTCTAAGTAAGTCCATTTTCTATTAGTTTTTGTATTTCCAAATCATCTATCGGAAACGGTATTCTCAATCTTAGACCTACGGGAACCATAAAACTTCCTTTGCCTAAATTATTAGCTCTTGCTATAACCCACCATAATGTTTGATCTTGATAGAACTCGTTTGCTAATAAATCTAATCTATCTAATCTTCTTGAATATATGTAAACATCACTTTGTCTAAATGGTATAGATGGATAGAATGTAGAACTATATCTCAAATTACTTGTAGATTTATCCTTTATTTCGTTTGCAAGTTTAGTATATCTTTTCATATTTTACTATGTTCTATGGCTAAATATATCATTAGTGTCTGATGGCATTCTCTTCCCAACCCATCGTATTGTCATGTTAACCGTTGTTAACATTGGTAAATCCTCAATAAAACTTGTCTTATCATTCTCCCATTGATAATCTAATGAACTAACATATCCTATTTCATCAACATATATTTTACCTATCGTAAATTGTAGAAAATTACCTTGAAATCCTTTATTACCACTAAAATAATGTGGCATTGTAGCTCTTGATAAATCTTGTAATTTATCAAACATAGTACTAACGTCAGCATCTACATTGTTTTCTGCTACAACAGTAAAATTTATATCAACATCTTTAGCAAATGATGATAGCAATACTTTGGCATCTGCTCTTCCTATCTCAGGAAAATCTGTCCAACTTGGTGCAAATCTTGATGCAATTGTATTTATGTATGCAGGAAACTCTACTGAAGTGCCTAATGGTATAATTACAAACTTTATAGTTTCAAATGGTGGTTTTGCCATATTAAATTTATATTGTTTTCTTTAGTTTAGATTTCAATTTACTAACTGTACCATCGTCAAATTCTATAACTAACTGAGGATTTGCGTTAACATATTGTTGCATTACATTTATTAATCTATCTATCTTAGCATTGGTATTGTTACTCTGTAAGGATGTATTTCTATCTTCAAAGGTTGTAGTCGATACATTATCAGTCTTAGTCTTATTCTTTATATCTATAGGATTTGGATTTATAGTAGAATCTGTAGTTACTTTTGCTGTCATTGATACAGCTCCCAAATTTTTTAACTTAGAAGATATGGATGCTATGTCCACATTTTGTAAATTATTTAAATTTTCTACTAAAGATTCTATTGACTTCGATAACTCACTTATAGGATTTACATTCTGTTGAACGACACTTCCAAAGTAAGAAAATGATAATGCAAACACAGTAAAACCTACTGAAGCTGCTAATAAAGCAATACTTGCAGCAGCAGCACTTATGCCAAAACCTACTAAGGCAGGCCCCATAGCAGCAACTACAAATAATTGCTCTAATGTCATAGATGATAATGAATTAGCAAATGCCTGTATAGCAGGTGCTGCTAAACTTAATGCATATCCTAATGCTACAGCCGATCCTATTAGTATTGCTAACCCAAATATTGCTGCACCACTCATCATTATACTTCCAAATGTAGATAATGCAGTACCTAATAATGTTAAACCTGTAGCTGCCAATGGAGCAGCTAAACCTAATGCTGCCATACCTATTGCAGCAGGTATCATTGCGATAAATGCAACTGCGGATATTGCCATTGCAACAGCACCTATTAATACTTTGCTATTTCCCATAGCTGTTAATCCTGTAGCTAATCCTTGTAGTCCAAGTTTTAAACTCTTACCATCTACCATAGACATTAGTTTCATGCCTATTATAGAAGGTATCATAGCTACAAATCCTACAGAAGCAGCTACTAAACTTGCAGAACCTCCAACAACTTTACCTCTTCCCATAGACGTTAATCCTGAAGCTAATCCTTGTAGTCCTATTTTCAATTTCTCTCCATCTATCACAGATGCCAACTTGATACCCGCTATGGCAGGTATCATAGCTGTAAAACCTATAGAAGCAGCTATTAAATTAACAGAACCTCCAACAACTTTACCTCTTCCCATAGATGTTAACCCTGAAGCTAATCCTTGTAGTCCAAGTTTTAAACTCTTACCATCTATAGTAGATGCTAATTTAATACCAATCATAGCAGGTATCATAGCTACAAAGCCCACTGCTGTAGGTATTAAATTAAGAGCTCCTACTGCAACTTTACCTTTCCCCATAGATTTAAGACCCATAGCTAAATTCTGTAGGAAATCTTTTACATTTTGACCTGACTTAGGTTTAATTTTATCAGAAGATTCTGATACGTTTTGAATAGATTCATTCAATGTGTCTCCAATACCTCCTCCACTATCAGGTGGTGGGGTTGCATTCGCACCATTGGGTGGAGTAGGTGTACTTGATTGAATACCTTGTCCACTAAATACTCCTTTTATTTTATCATAAACACCTTTAACTTTGTCAGGTATATTTTTAAAAGTATCCATATTAAATATACTTTTGAAAGATTCAGCTACCTTTGAAAAGTTTAATTTTGTAAATAATTTAGATCCAACATATAATGCTGACATTCCTCCTAATATAACCTTTAATGGGCCTAACCAACCATCTCTTAAATCATCCCCTACTTTTCTTACAGCATCTCCAATTCCATTGAATATTATATCATTTATAATTTCTAAAGGATATAAAAAAGCTTCAACAAAATATCCTATAACTTGAAATCCGTATCCAATTCCTTTTATTATAAGTGCTATTCCTGATAATATATTTGACGCAGTCTCTAATACAGGAACTAATGCTTCAACTAATGGCAATACTGCTTTTATTAGAGCATTCTTAATCTTACTCAATGCTACATCAAATCTTTCAGCTTGTTGAGCTTTTGATATTTCAGATTTTAATTGACCTGCACTCATTTTTTCTACACCATCCAAAGTTTTTAAATGGTCTAAAGCATACTTCTGTTCTTCTTCTGTAAGTCCTGAGAGCTTTTCTCTAATGTATAAACTCTTTTGCAGCTCCCCAACTTCCATACCAAAAGCTTTTGCTAATAGCATTCTTTGTGGAACAGATGCACTTTGAAACTCAGCGTAAGTACCTGCTTGTTTTGATATCTCTTGCATCATCTTCACAGTCTCTCCCTGTAAAGCATAATTTCTTGCAGCACTGACATCAATAAGTTTACCCATAGCAACAGATGCTTCCATCTGTGCAGTCAAACTACCTTGAACATCAAATAAATGATCTTGTATCTTAGCTGCTTGTGATAGACTAAATCCTAACTTTCTAACCTCTATTGCTGCTTTGGCTGCTTCAATGGGCATTCCTGCAAAGTTTGTTGCGAGAAACTCGGAGTTTTCAATCAAGTCTTTTGTAATCACTCCGGGAGCTAACTTATTAGCCTTCGCCAAATTACCCACTGCTACTTGCATATTTCCTGCCATACTTTCGTCAGCACCTAACTCCATAAAAGTACCCTGCAATTGAGCAGCAGTCTCAGCAGTATATCCAAATACCTTTGCAGCATCTGATATCTGTACTAATGTCGTATCCGTTAATTGTGCAAATCTTGAGTAATTATTTACCCACCCCTTTTGTACATTAACAATATCTTCTAAAGTTGATAATTGATTATGAAATGAAGTTTGTGCAGATAAAGCATTCTTATATAAATCATAAGCTTGAACAGATGCTAATCCTGTCTCAGCTTGTATACCTTTAGTAATTTCATTTATAGAACTTAGTAAGGAATGTACTCCTTTGAATGCAAATACCATTGCACCTATGATAGGGCCCATCATACCAATATGACCTCTCATAACCTTCATACCCGCTGCTAATGCTTTTATAGGGTCTCTCGTCTCCATAAAAACATCTCTAATAGCTGTACCTGCTTCAATTGATATATCCTTAGCTTGTAGAAAAGCTTTTGATAAACCTTTTCCAAAAAATGGAATCATATTAGCTATAGCAGCATATTTCGTATATGATGTATCTACTTTTTTAACATAATCTTCAAAAGCATCATTTATTTCCTCTCTAACTCCAAGTTCTGACTTTAACGTATTTAATGATTTTTTGTTATTCTGTAATTCATCATACGCCATATCCGATAACTTTGACTTCGTAGATTTTATATCCTCAAGTATTGAAGCTCTCTCAGAATCATCGTCTTTACTTGTTTCCGATAATTTAGTATTTAAACCATCTAATTCAGATTTTAAACTATTTACAGTATCACTAAATTGAACTCCTTTATTTATCAACTGTTGAAACATATCAGAATCTACAAGAATACCTCTATTCTCACTGATATCCATCAATGTCTTTGCATAATCTATTAGCCTTATTTTATCCCTCAACAGAGATATACTCGCATCCAATGACATATTATTCTTAGATATAAGTCCTATATTCTCATGATCTAAGTTATTTAACTTTTCTTTTACCGAAGATGATTTGTTTAATTCTGATAATTGTTTTCCTATTAACTTATTTAATTCTTCGTATATTGAAGCACTGACTTGTAACTCTTTATTAGAATCTTCTAAGATTTCTAATATCTCTTCTACAACATTTTTATAATCTTCATTGGATACATCTATATTCTTTAACTCTTTAGATAACTCTTTGTAGTTTTTAAGTATTTCCTTAATATCCTTTAACTGCTTTGATGTTAAATTATTATTTTCTTTAAAGAAATCTTTTAACTTGGTTTGTAAATTTTGTATATCTAATGCACCATCAGCTGCTTCTTGTCGAGCTGCTTTTCCTAAATCTTCTAATTCTTTCTTAGGGTCTTTCCTATTTGCCATTATTTAATATTAGGATGTTTCTTCTTTAGTCTCCGTATTTCATCTTTATAACGTTGTTCATTGAATTTAATATCATGTATTAATTCTTGAATTTCGGGATCTCTACTTGCTGTATACATCCTTTCCAACATCTTTACTTGCTTACCAAATGAAAACAATGCTAAGATACCTGCTAAAAAACCCTCTTGCAAAATTTTTGAAGTTTGCTTAGTCATACAAATACTTTACTATAAATATAATATACCTAACATATTTAGTAATAAATACTATATAAAATATTAACGTCTTCTATTTTGTTTAGGATTCTCTTGTTTTATATATGCATTTATCTCTTGTATATATATTTGTCTTACATATACAGGAAGATTATACACTTCTGTAAAAGATAGTGAACCTTTACTACTATAGCTTAAATTAAGTATTTGCTTGTATAAATCTAACTTATACTTTAACGTCAGGCCAAAAAAACTGTACCCCGATGGGAGCGTTAGTGCGAAAGGTTTCCCCTGTTTGTCGATCTGTCACCTCCACTGACAGATTTATTCCCGGTTGAACTTCCTCGATATACTTCCTCAAAGATCTTGCATCTGAAGCTAACATTTGCGTATCTACAAAATCTCTTATGTACTTAACATCATAATTACCATCTACTGAAACTATATAATATTTTAATTGAGTAGATGATATCTTGGATAAACCGTTGAATATCTTTTTATTTTTTTCAATTTCTTCTTGCAACTTTTTTTGATCAAGTTGCCTTAGCATTCTAAATGTAATCTTATTCTTAGTCGATGGTAGTTCAAAGTTAAGTTCATTAACTCCTAAACTATCAACATACTGCTCATCTAAAAATTTAAGTTCTATTTCTGATAAATCAATAGTTTCTCTTTGCTTCTTTCCTGAAGGTGTGTCAATGCTAACTTCGTACTCACTGCCGTATCCAAAAATACGAGAAGCTACTGTTATAGCATCGATATCCCCAACTAACAAATCATCTAACTTTATACCTTCAGTAACTATTAAAGATTCTAAAAACTTATCAATAACAATTCCTTTTTTAATATATGATTCTGTAGTAAGAATATCTTCCTCTTTAGCAGTCATATATTTTATCTCAATAGTACCTTTATGAAGAGGACTATCTTTTGGGTAAAGTAGTCCTCTTGAAGGTAAGTCTATAATTTCTGTAGGAATTCTATATCCTACAGCTTCTTTCTGAGTTTGTGTTACAATAGAACTTTCTTCCTCTGAAATAACATCTTTTTTTGGATAGCTCGTATCTAAATTCATATTTAAAACTTTTTTTTAATAACTTAATAAATATTATAATTGTTCATTAGGATGGGAAGTATTCTGCCCAATCATAAGAAATTGTTGCTTCAATAGCTACTAAATCATCTGAAGATACATCTAAACTACCCCAATTGATATTGGCAAAGAAAGCACCATTCAATTCCCAATATGCTCCTGTAAGTCCGTTAATATCACCTTGAGGTGGTACATAATACAATGTTATCTTCTTCTTATAAGTAGACATATATTCATCAGTATCTACACTTGAATTGTGATGATCATCTCTCAACCAATTATGAGCCACAGCTGCACCACTTTTTCGTGCTGTTAATGACTCATAAGGGTCATAGAATGTTACTGAAATATCCTGCCATCTTGATTTTCCCTTTATCTTGAATTCAGAGTTGATGGTATCAACTACTACAGGATTATTCTCAATAGATGGAATATCAGTAGTCTTGATAAGATATGATTGCTCTCCCGCTTCATAATAGGATTGTATGCTCATTATGAAGCGATTCTGCTGCTTCATATCAACAAACTGAAAATTATTACGATATTGTGCTGACATAGTTGTTTTGTTTTATATAAATATAGTATTTATTTTTTTTTTAATTATTTCCCGATCCTTCAGGAGTATCACTTGGGAATACTGCACCTGTAGGTAACACAAAGAAATCAATTATTACAAATTCCGCAGTTCTCGTTGGTTTCAAATAAATAGCACCTCGTAGTTCATTTCTATCAATTACTTCAGCAGTATTGTTAGATTCATCCATCACTACCCTAAAATCATAGAGTCCTTGTTTCTGTCTAATATCTGTGAAATAAGGTGTTACGATATCAACAAATCTTTTTCTCGTTTGAACAGTATTTTGTTCGAATACTAAATATCTTGAAGTAGATGCTACAAATTTCTTAGCTGCAATTAATAAACGTCTAACGTTTATTCTATCTAATGCAGAACGTTTCTTCTGTAGTGTTTTCTGACCCCAAACAACAACTCCATCTCTTGGATAAGTAGCTATTGGGTTTATATTACTTGCATATAAATCATCTCTCATTGAGGTAGATAATTTAGTTTCCACTTGTACTGCAATATCAATTCCACCTCTATTCAAACCCGCAGGAGCAAACCATGGGAAACTAACATAATCATTAAATGATAGTACACCTGCTACTAAACATGATGGTGGAAGCCATACGTTTCTGTTCAAATCAGGATCCGCTACTTGAACCCATGGGTAGTACATAGCTGCATAGTTGGAGTTTCTTGACTCACCTGCTAATTGAGCTTGACCTATCGAATCTCCGTATTTAGTTGGATCTGCTACTAAGAAAACGTCACCTCTCTCTTCGCACATTGCGATAGCGTGAGTTAGGATATCACTATGTTTACCACCTGCTTCTTGTAGAATTCCCGGCATGAACAACATATTTACATCATACTCATCAGCATTAGATAAAATATCCAATGCATCATAATAAGCAGTAGAACCGCTAATACCTGCTGCACCTTGAGATAAGTTAAATCCTTGAGTATTACTTGCTACAATTTTATCATAAAAAGCTCTTGGATGTTGAACATATCCATCGCTACCGAAAGCAAAAGTTCCTGACACAGCAGCAGGTAATGATGCAGATAATGCTCCACTTCTAATACCACCTGCTTCGTTCAAATAATTTAAAGTTGTTTTAAGAACTTGTACTCGTATGTATCTTGAACGATTTGGATAAGAACCTGATAATTGTAGGTAAGGTCTTCCTGTACCTGTATCCCTAAGTGTATATACTTGATCTCCTACAATTCTTGGTAAGTACCCTGAATCATTAGGATCTAATGACACATTATTAAATTGCTCAATAACAACTTTTCTACCCGTTCTATCGTCACCTCTTCTTAAAACAAGATTAAATGTACCTCTCTTCAAGTTTACATTATTTACTTCCCAACGGAAATTATATCGAGTTCCTAAAGTTGAAGAAAGTAATCCTAAAGTTTGAGTAGTTGATGGGTCTTCTATACCATTATTAGAAGCTATAGTAGTACCACTATTACCATATAAACCTTCTGACATCAAATGTATCTTAAATGAAGCAGATGCCTCATTAAAGAATGATGCAGTTAGATCGGTTTTAGTTTTACCTCTATTTCTAAATGATTTAAAGGAACCTGAACTTACAACATTAGTTCTTGCTATAGTTGCATTACTGTTTATAATTCTTACAACGGTTAAATTATCTCCGTATCTTAGATATTCTTGAGCAGTATAGTTTGTTAAGAACTTATATTCTTGAGCATAAGCTCCTGAACCACTGATAAAGCTATTACCAAAAGCTCTAAGGTATTCTGAATAATTTGATATTGTAGTAGGTCTAAATGCAGGGCCGTATAATGTAGGGCCAATCACTGCTGCTCCGATTGATTGTATTTCTTGAGGAAGGAAACTTAGGTCTTTCTCTCTCGTGAATACACCCGGACTTACAAATCTTTCGTTAGCCATTTCTTTTTTATTGAATTTAATAATTATTTTCTATCTATAAATAGTATATAAATTTTCCAAAATTATCTCTATTCTTGTTCATTTGGAAATCTATCAACAGCATTTATATCAAATGAAGATTGCTCAGTTCTGAACACAACTCTCTTAGTAGTGTATGCCTTTTGTATCGTTGATTTTCTAAGTTCAAATTCAGATTGAAGTCTTGCATCTACTGTCAATGTAGTTGTTGCTTTAACTAACCTTTCTGCTGTTGTTGGGTTTATAGTATCAAAATTAATATCTCCTACCCTTGTTTTAAATTTAAAGGAATCTCCCCAACTAAAATTACTTGTTGGAATAATATCCTGTACAATTGAATTCATCTGTTCTATATAATAACTAAACAAAATTAATTCATATTCTACTATATAAAATTCAGGTAATACAGATATAAAATATTCATCAGAAAATTTTGAATTAGATAATGTACCATGCTGATCTCTTATGTTTTCAAAATTTCTATCTTTAGGAGTTATAGATATTGTAGCTGATCCGTAGTTCACATCCAACTTCTTGAATCTCTCATCCTCAGCCATAGATATTCTTCGTATAGTGCCGTAAGGAGCCAATATTTTTCCTTGCTTATCTCTCATAAATCCTCTTGCCTGAATTTGATTCCAAATCTCAGCAGATGCGTATACTATAGGAACATCTACCATAGTATCATTCTGTTCTACCTGAGCATTGATAGTATTTTTGAGATAATGCATTATAGCATAATCAACATCATATAAGGTGATAGCGGGAGTCCTAAAGGAGTCATTATCTCTCCTTGTCTCATATGCTCTATTAAATGGTGGGTCAACACCCGTTAATGATAAATTAGGATTTTCTGCCATTATATTCTATTTGGTAAATCGTAAATACTATTTCTCGGAGTCATTATATTCTCTATTCCTAATCTATCTGCTGTTGTTTTCATTCCCCTTGCTACAACACTTACATTATATCCAAATCTATCTTGTCCATCTTCTACTGTTGCTAATAAAGTATCAGGATTTCTACCCATCCAAAGTTGGTTAGAAGATACTAAATTTAATTCATAGTATTCAGCATCCCACTTTATTATGTCTCCTTCTTGTATAACTAAGTTTAAATCTTTTAAATCATCTCGCAAAAATGAAAAAGATATCTCTCTTATGAAAGTTGTATAGTCATCTCCATCAAAGTCTTTACCTTCCCTTGTAATCAATGAATTAATTCTCATAGGATTGAAAAATACTTTCTTTGCTGATTCTCCATATATATTCGTTTTTATATACTGCGTAGCTATCTTATATACTATGACTTCAGTATTGATTATAGAGTTAATTAATTCTCTATTCAATCTTCTTATTAAACTTACATCTCTTGAACCTCCGAATAGTGCCATAGTAATATATTATTGTAAATCTTCTTTTAACTCATCATAATCTGATTTTTCATACTTATCTAAAGATTCATAATCTAAACTTTCTAAATAATTATTTAATATATCTTTCCCATTTTTAGGTATAAAAAATCTATTCCTATAATAATTTTTATATAAATAATTCAAATACTTTATATCATAATCATTTGGATTTTTATCTAAATACATAATTACAAATCCATATATTTTTTCACTAATTTTTTCTCTTTCAAAATCTAAATCTTTTATTTTATCAAATATTATTTTTGGGTATACTTTCTTCACATGCTCTATTTGATGCAAGTATATATAACCATCCTTTAGTGCAAATTTAAAATCAGAATTGTAGTCATAATATGAAATTTTAGAGTAGTCTATCAATTTTAATAATCTATTTATTTCTGAATTTGATAATCTAATTAGATTAACAGATTGAAAATCATCTTTATTTATTTTTTTTATAATATCTTTTAAATTTTTAGGATGTCTTGAGTAAATATCTTTTTCATAATAAGGAGTTTGATTAGGTGCATCTACCACATTTTTCATATCGTAAATTACAGAACCATGAAGCGTACTATCATATACAGGTATTCCGTTCACATTAACTCCATTCCAACCATTATCTTCCATAAACATAGTGGATATACTTGCTTTATATTTTAAATTACTTCCCCCTGTCCAATTAGCCGAATAATTTGGCATAACTTCATACCTTACTTTCTTAACAAATTCTTTAGTAAATTTTAAATTTAATTTTTTACAACTATCAAGTATATCAGTTAAATATTGTTTTTTTAATTTTAAATTTTTACTTTTTGAATTTACTAAATAAAATAAATCATTAATATTTTTTAATAATTCAAATAAAATTTCTGCATGTTCATTATTTTTAGGTCTATATAAATTATATCTATCTAAATCTATAGCATATGTAT